GCCCTCAGTAATGATTGGCTTTAGTATGTTCTCAATCTGTAAGATGTTACTTATCTCAATGTCAGCAACCAAGACCATCACATCCTCAAACACACACTCGTCCTTTTTTTGGTCATTGATGAACATATTTGACAGATAGCCCCTGTCAATCTTTAGACCCTTGGTGGTCTCAGCATACGTCTCATGGGTCTGGCTCTTCTCCACAGTGACAATGCCATCTCTCCCGATGTCCTTGTACACCTCAGCGATTATTCGCCCTATCTCCTTGTCATTGTTAGCTGATATTGTAGCCACGTCAACGAGCATCTTACTCGTCACCTTCTTGGCCTTAGCCGTCAACTGCCTCACCACCTCATTGCACATACTATGCAAATAGCGAAGCACCGCAGTGCGATTCACGTCAGGCGTAAGCAACCTAGTCCCCTCAAGGACCATAGCCTCTGTCAAAATAATCGAGGTGGTTGTCCCATCCCCTGCACTGGTAGCGGTACGCTCAGCTGCCTCCTTCATCATCCTAACCGCAAGGTTCTCTACCGGATCAAACAGGTCAATAGCCTTGGCTACTGTAACCCCATCCTTCGTAACTGTGATACCATGGGTGTGATGAGGTGACTCAATCAACACCGTATTACCCCCTGGGCCAAGGGTACTCTTAACCGCATCAGCAATCTTAGTGATGCCATCAATTAACTTGTTGCGCCCCTTCTCTCCAAAGACTAAATCCTTGGGTGAATAACCTGAACTGTCAAACATAATAGATTCGATTTAATTTTATGAAATGTTAATCAGATATACCAATAACGCACCTAACGCATAACCCACTCCAGAGACCAACGCTAACAACAACCTGTCAGACCAATTCTTTGCCTCAATCTGATAAGCAATAAATGGCAACCCTAGAAAGGGACCAACGAACGCCCAAAAAATCATAGCAACACTCCTGTCAGCAACAGTTGATATGTACATAGTCGAAGCCACCTCAATGGTAAATGCCGCTAGGCCAACTATTAAATATTTCTTCATGCCACAAAGATAGGATTACTTTTTATATTACCAAAACCGATTTTTATATTTTGAATTTCTATATTCTATATATATTTTATTATTTAACGCGAATTTATTTTTAAATATCATTTTGGTTTTATTTTCGACATTTTTGACATTTCTCTTAATAATCAATTATTTATATCAATATAATTGACATTATATTGACATTTTTAGTGTCAATAATCGACATAATAAATAATAATAATATAAAATATATAGAAATAGTACACGACATCCACTACGTTTTATGTATCATTCTTGAAAACCTGTATTAGATATGTATCAAAAAAAAGGCACCCCGAAGGATGCCCAATTATGAAACACCAACTAACTAACGCCTAATCTTTATTGGCATCATCATCATCTCCGAGGCCTCACTTATCATCTCCCCACGTGAATACCCCTCAGCTATCATATTCACCTTCTCCTCATACTTCGCCATCTTCCTAGCCCTAGCCATCTCAGCTATACCAGTCTCACTGGTTGGCCTATTGTTAATCAAGCGACCATTCTTCATAGTCAACCCATCCGCTCCGGCATATCCACCGTAAATGCTGTTTGAAATCCCTTTTACTTTCATAGCTATATGTTTTAATTCGTTAACGTTGATACAAAGGTAAAAAAAATTATTACAAAAAAAGAATCTTTGGGTACTATAGCGGATTGGCGCAGCCGGCCGCGATCCGGAAGCGAGATTTTTTTCGATGGGGGGGGTGCTGTTTTGACCTGCTTTGCCCGATTTTTTGGCTTTTTTGTAGACGTCGTTGCCGTCGTTGCCGTCGTACACCTGTGCGCTGTTGCTGTCCTGCTGTCCGTCCGTCCTTTGCCGTATACGTCGCACACTTCGTATGTCTCTCGCTGTTGCTGTCGCTCACATTATATAGAACTATATCTTTAAGTTTAGTTACTTTGCTTAGAATGTACACTAACTTTGTTTAATATCTAAACTAACCTTTGCTTACATTCTAAACTAACCTTATAGTACTTTGTACAATATCCTTGGTGTTATAATTACACTAACCTACTTATAGTACTTTTTACAATAACTGATTTTATGTTATTGTACTTCTTACAATAAGTAACTATTTGCACAAACATAGTTTATAATTTAATTGTTTTTTGTCTCTTTTTTGATCCATTATTGTATCTTTTTTGTTCCCATATTGTTACCAGGTGAAGCAATATTTTACTTATAGTACTTTTTACAATAAGGTATACCCCCTCTCTTTTTTTCTCTCTCTTTAAATTTCTTTAAATTTTACCTATTTCAAAAAACCTAGGTTTTATCGGGCTTTCAGCGTTTTGTTGGTTTGGGGTCAAAAAATATTTTTACTTTTTTTAAAAATAATTTGACAAAATGTTTTGAAATATCAAAACAAGCAGTAACTTTGCTACCATACTGATACATCGGTGACACAATGGTGACACAAATTAGTATAAAGAAAAAGTTATTTATATATATTTATTAGTAGTCGCGTTGTGGCAACAGCTAACAAAAGTACATATATATAAAGTTTAAAAGTTCTTTCTATTTTGTTGGTTTTGGGACTGCGCGGTGCATTCAACTATAATGAGAAAAGCAAGCGCGATATATGTACCCGTGTACATATTATCGGTAAATAAGGAGTGAATGCCTATTTACGTATCTAAGGGGAACGAGGAAAATTAGATATTGAAAGCCCAAATAATGTTTTTTTGAGTCTTAATTGACTTTAGGTTACTGCAAAGGCATTGCAGTGTAAAAGATAGCAATCTACTATTTTTTGTCCTATACATTTGTTTTGGCGAATTGCCTATATAGGTTTAAAGTTATTAAGTAGGAACTTAATATAAAAACTATTTATCTGTAGTTTTCTTTTTTGATTTCGATATCAAAATAGGCACAAATTTTTTAACACTTTAAACACTACTAACAATGGAAACACTAATTGTATTTGTCGTAATTGCATTTTTTGCAATGCTATTTTTCAGTCCTATTTTAAAGGACACAACCGAACACAATTTCTAATTAACTAACTTTTAAAACAATACTAAAATGAGAGCGATTTTTAGAACTGAAAACACTATCCAAATTTTTAGATTTGGTACAACGTCCAACGATAAAATTGAGGCAAACAAAAAACGTAAAATTGTACAAAGTTACACTTTCAGTCGGACTCAATACGAACTAATTTTACAAGGCTTAAATGACGGAATGAAAACATTTTTTAACAATGCAGATACAAACTGCTTAGACTGTCCGTTTAACTCATTCGGCAAATGTTACACACATAAATTTAATCAGTACGTTGGCTTTATTTCAATGCTTAAATCTGTAGTAAAAGACTATAAAGATTTTTATGACATACCAACGTATAACAGCGAGATAAAAGAACAAATTTTAAATATGTCTCAAAATACATATGTCAGATTTGGTACATATGGCGAACCTTCCTTACATCCTATTGACTTAATAAGTGACATTGTGAAAGTGTGCGATAATTGGACGGGTTACACACACCAACACCAAAAAAGACCCGACCTAAGCGGTTATTTTATGGCTTCGACTCATACAATTGAGGAAGAACTAACAGCTAGAAACGAGGGTTACCGCTCATTTATAGCAACTGAGACAAAAATCGACGGCATTGTAAATTGTCCCGCATCAAAAGAAGCGGGTTATAAGTCAACTTGCAGTAAGTGTGGGCTTTGTTCGGGTACATTAGGCAAAGGCAAAAAATCTGTATTCATTCTAGTACACTAAAATATAAAACCGACATTTTTAAACATTTTAAACTTATCTTACTATGACTAGACTATTTAGAATTGGAGTTTATAAAAACTTCGAAGGACAAATTTATTGCGATGTATATGCTAAAACCTATGAGTCAGCATTACAGCAACAAGAAAATGAGATGCTCACAAATATGTTATTTTATCCAAGTTCAATGATTATTGAATTGGATGTTGATACTTCTCAAGATAGAGATTTGTTCCATCAAATTTGTATACTTTAAAGTCAACCGACATTTTTAAACATTTTAAACTATCTAACAATGGATTCTAAAATCAGAGATTTTTATTGGAACACAAACAAAGATTTTGTACTCAGTGTGCTTAACTACGAATTTAAGGATGAATTCGAGACAACTGACAATAGTTGGTACAACGATGAGTGCCCGTCCTTACTGCTCAAATTTGAGACGTATACAATGCAATTGTTTCTGCCTTCAGATTACAAAGGCGAATATTCAGAATATTGTCTAATGGTGTACAATACCTACAGCGACTTTATGGATGACAATTCAGAAACATATTTTTTCTTCACCAATCTCAATGATGTAATTGAGCAACTTAAAACCTATCTTTAATATGTATACAGCACTTGAAATTGGCTTAGAATACCTACCATATTGGGATGATGAGACCGAAACAACAGAAACAACAGAAACAACAGAGACAACAGAGTTAAACAATATTGAACTACCTTTTTAAACTTAACAACAATGGACAATCTAAAAGAAAAATTAACAGAACTAGTAATTGAAGTAGTCGATTACATATTTGTACAAGGTCACTCAATAGCAGAGACAAAGTCGGGCGACTATACTCCCGAGCAAATGTTCGAACTAGAGCGAATACAAAGTGAGTTAACAGAATTATTGTACCAACAAATTAAACAGAACCTATAATGGAAAAAATTATTAAACTGCTAAAGCAGTACGAAGAAACAAGACAACATCTGTTCGCATATACAGATACATTTTACGATGCTATAGGCTATGACATCGAGGGCTATTGGGAAGACCTCGAAGAGTTAACCGATGAGGATGTAAAAGATTTGCAACAGAAGATTAAAAACTTTGAGGCACTTACAAAAGTTTGGGCAAAGATCTGGAAAGTTGACTTTAAGTATTGCTAATTGTATCGGGGTGCAGTATCCGACCAACTGAAAATATTATTCAACACTTTAAAACTATAACACAATGTTAACAGAAAATCAGAAAAAAGCAATCGAATTTATTACAGAACAATTCGAAAATTTAAACGCTTCACAGCCAAAGAAAAAATTCAATTTAGTTGATGTTCAGCCATTATTAGAAAAAAATGAGCGGATAGTACAACTCAATAAGGAATTAGAATTGATGGAGGAAACGTGGTCAAATCTGATAAATGACGAATTGCATAGAATCTGTAATTTATTCAGAGAAGACTTGCCATCAGATAAAACAGATGTAATTATAAATGAATACGGAAAAGTATTAAAGATATGTAGAAGAATATATTTAAGAAATGGTGATGTGTATAATCCATCTTATGTTGATGAATGTGTTACTATCAGTTTATATAAGGCACATAATCAAGTCTATGATGAATATTGCCAAATGTACATAAAAAATATCTATGGGATTTATTATAAATTAAACTATAAGGATACAAGGTATAACACAATAGAAGAATTGGTGGCAACAGATGAATTTAAAAATAGTATAAGAAATCGAGTGCTATACAGACAGAACAGATGACTACTATGTCAGAAATAGTGAGGGAGAGACAGAGAGAATTTATATTGAAAATATTATTTAACACTTAAAAACAATACAGCTATGACAAAAGTATTTGAAATTCTAAAAGATGTAGACAATGACAGATATGTATTTGTACACATTGACAAAAGTGGCATATGCGGTCTTAATTTCCATCAAGATGTAACAGAGATTGTGTGGGCATATGCAGAACCCGATGTGCATCTCACAGAAATTTGGAGAAGGTTAGCACTGAACTTTCCTCATACAGAAAGGTCATTCTTAATAGAGAAAGCTATTGATTTATATATAGATGCATTCATTACACAACTAATAAAACTATAAACAAGATGAAAAAATTTATTGCAAAGGACAAAATTATGAACTTGCCGATTGGTCATTCTATCGATTGGAAATTCGGGTTGATTACTCGTGATGTTTACAGAATGTCAGAAGACAAATTTGACATCACAGAAACCTGTGGTGGTTGGGTAAATGCTATTGTAGACAAACAAACAATGCAAGACATATTAGATGGTAAAATCTCACTACTTGAGTTGGATTGGTTCTAATCACTTTAATTATTAAACACTTTAAACTATTAAAAAAATGAGAAAGAAATTAATTGAGGCTATTTTCGATTTCGCATCCGATGAAATTGAAACAATTGAAGAGGCAAAAAATTATGCAGTGATGACTGAGGAAGAACTGGTCGACTGCTTAATAGAGATTGTAGAGTACTACAGAGACCAATCAAATTAAATTATTAAACACTTAAAAACAATACAGCTATGAATTACAATGTAAAAAGAGAATGTTGGAATGAAAAAACATTCAACGGATATGAGGACAATCCTTACTGGAGAATTGATTTCAGAGGCTTATCTTTCGGACTGAAAGACAATGGTATGCTGTGGTCAATTGGGAACAAAGGGATAACAGAAATTGATTTTTTAGACATCCAAAGAATACTTAGAGAATGTAAATTGGAAATAAGTTTTGAACTTCCTAACATCTCCAGAGAAGATTATGTCTTATGGGATACAAAAAACAATTGCCCTTTGGAGGACTTAGATATTGTATACCATTATACAAGTCTCATTGAATTTTTAAATGATGGGATGAAAATTAAGGAAGGTGAACAATTTTGGTGTATTACAAGTATTCCGTTAAGGTGGCGAATATTGTACAATGCAGAAATTGAAAGGAACAAATAATTATTAAACACTTTAAAACATTAACACTATGCCAAACTGGTGCGCAAATTACACTACCTTCAGAGGTAGTAAAGAAAACATTGAAGCTTTGAACAATGCAATAAACAAAGCAATTGAGAGAGAGTCAGCCGAGAGAAACGCTCAAGCAATACACAGCTCAGATGTGAAAGAGGGTTACTTCTTCGACCTATACAGCAATGGTATTGAACACGAAGAGTTGACAATATTTTACGAGACAAAATGGTCTCCAAACATTGATGACTTGGCTATACTCTGTAAAGAGTTCGGAGTGGATGCAGAGACAGAGTTCAATGAGAGCGGAGAGCAAGTATATGGCACAGCAAAATTATATTCAGATGGGACATATTTAACTGAGTTTGTGGAGCAGGAGTTCTTAGATCTAATCGAATATGACATTTGTACTGACCTATACACTTACAATGGCGAAGATTACGGAGTCTTTGAAGAGATTATTGATGACCATTATTCAACTTGGAAAAACAACAACTTATGACCTACAAATTTATGGATAGGGTAAAAGTATCTTACAATGGAGAGGTAGTTGAGTGCCTCTTCATTGCCTACTACAGAATGTATTCGTTGCATCAAAGATGTTTGCTGCACTGCCCGAAATTAAAAGAAACATTTTTTGAATCGCTGAAAAACATAATCGAATGATATTCTATCTGCTATTACTAATTGGCATTGTCAAGCCACAAGATGACAATCTGTACGCATTCTTTACTCCCGATGGGAAGGTATATGAATATGCCTACAGAGAAGAGATAATGGAGGCTATCCGTACCGGTATTTTTAAATACAACGAAGATTTACATAACAATTTAAATACAGAAACCAATGACTAAGAAAGTTTATGTGTACCACTTGTTTGAAGGTACAACTGAGGTGGCTAGTTTTGAGTCTTACAAATGGCTCTCAGACTTCGAGATTAAAAAGAAAAAATGGAGGTATGAAAAGAACTCTAAGCAAAGCCTACGATGGGTTGTAGAAGAGCGAAAGCTTACCTTTGATGAGGTCTTGGATATGAGAGAGGACTTTCCTGGGCAAGAGCCAATTGAGTACACTGAGGAGCAAATTAAAATCCTTGAGTACTACTATGACGAGCAAAGGAGACAGCAACAGCTAGACTAATCAACAATCGGGGTGCAGTATCCGACCAACTGCAATTTTTATAAACAATCTTAAACATTAACAGCTATGACAACTCAGAATTCAGTATTGCCGTCTGAAAAGGCGAAAGAACTTATTAAGGATTACGGAATGAAAGGTGCTGACCTATTTTTGGTAGACCTACTTACAATATTGGTCTTCGACACTCAAAGTGTATCTTCAGTCAAAGATTTGATTGACTACTATACCTTAGTACAGCAGGAACTTCGCAAAATTCATTAACACTTAAAATACTATAACACAATGGAAAAGTTTCCAATTTGTAGCGGTGGAAGAATAGTTTTCTACATCGACCTTAACATTGAAACCTTGATGATTTATGTCTCAAGAAAAACAGCAAACAAAGTCCTATCCGCACACAATGATGGTATGCTTTGGGGTGCAAATCTGACTAAAAAAGGTAGGATTAAATTCATAATAATATGAAAAAATACAAGAGGGCGATAAAGCTTAAAGAGTTTCTCCCTATCTACGAGAGTAGAAACAGCGATGTGGTCAAAGTAATTATGCCTTTGATGGAGCTAAGAAAGTATGAGCCGATTGCGAAATTCAAACATCGGGTGATGCTGTTCAGAAATGATAATATCATCAAGGCATATTTCAATGACAATGGAAAGATTAAATATATGGTTCTTAACAAATTAAACAAAGTAGCAACAATATGAGAGTTCAAATCAATGGAAAGAAATTAGAAATCGATGGATGGTACTATGCCGGATTTAAATCTAGAGACAGACTTGAACCCGATGAACCACAAGAATTCATCATTGACCATATCACACTGCTCGAAGAGTTTGATGAGGTGGACGATGACATCTATCAAAATATGGATTACGATCTTCAGCTTGAGTTCCTTGGCGTGACTGAGGAGGAGCTAAGCAATTATTTACTAAACTATTACTTAGACAAATGAAAAAGACAGATATAATCTTTGCAGTGTTCCTGCTGCTACTCGCTATCTATTACACACTAATATTCTTTAACAACTAAATTTATAACAATGAAGCATCTAATAAGTCTGACGTGCATTGTGGCATATGCAATTGTAACGTACTTTACAGCCAACTTTATTCTTCACTCCTTCTCTAATGCTGACTCTTTAGTCAGCATTGTTGAGGCGACGCTCACTACATTGATAATACTATTAGTGACATTACTAGCAGGATATTTTTGTGTTAAAATAATTACAGAAAAAGATACAATGTAATAAACTTTTGCTACCTTTGTGGTACATTAATTAATTAAATACAATACAATGAAAAAGAAAATTTTTCTAGACTACCTTGACGCTGTGTGCAGTGTGTACGATATCTCTAGAGCGGACGTGCTGTCCAACAACAAGAAAAAAGAACTCTCTGAAGCAAGACATTGCTTGTACTACCTATGCCGAATGAGACCAATGAGAGTTACTGACATACAAAAGTATATCTCAGAGGTGAGTGAGTATGTGCCGTCCCACGTTCCTATCATTCGTGGTGTCAATAGAGTTAAGCAACTACTAGAGGAGGACAGAGATGTGGCTGTCATCCTGGAGCGAATCAAGAACAAAGTATTTATCTAATCAAATCAAATTTAATTTATTATGGCACAACAAAAGAACAGCGTTTTCGCTACGCTATCAGCGATCAATCTCAATGACAAGGTTGAGAAGAAAAGCAATCTGACCTACCTCTCGTGGACTTATGCGTGGTCTGAGGTCAAGAAGCATTATCCCGATGCCAACTATGAGGTGGTATTCTTCGATGATTTACCATATTCACATGACTACAAAACAGGTTATATGGTGTTCACCAAGGTGACCATCGAGGGGCAGACACATATGATGTGGCTACCGGTAATGGACGGAGCAAACAAGTCGATGAAAGATACTGAGTACAGCTATGCTACTCGCTACGGAGACAAGACGGTTGAGTCTGCGACAATGTTCGACATCAACAAAGCCATCATGCGCTGCTTGGTTAAGAACCTTGCGATGTTTGGCTTAGGCATCTACATCTATGCCGGTGAGGACTTGCCCGAAGGTGAGACTACTGCTCCGACCATCACCTCTAAGCCTAAGGCTGAGGCGAAGCAATCGCTACCACTAGAGGTTGGCGATAGCAACTGGGCAAAGGTCTCAGCATATGTGAGCGACAATAAAGCCTCCGGCATTGAGGCAATTTTACAACAACTATCTCGTAAGTACAGCGTATCTGCTGCTACTAAGAAGGAGCTAGTAAAAATCATCAACAACAATGGATAACATACTAGAGCTATTGCAAGACGATAAGGAGTACTACAGAGGGGTTGGACGGAACTATCTGTCCAACTCCGACATAGGGTCTCTGTTAGGTAACCCAAATGAATTTGGAAAGCCTCGTGCTGACAACAAATCATTTGCTGAGGGGAGATACTTCCATCAGCTGATACTAGAGCCTGACAAGGCAGCAGAGACACCCTTCGTTGATGCATCGACAAGGACAACCAACATCTATAAAAACTTTTGCGAGGACAATAACTTTGAGTACGTCCTGCTATGGAAAGAGATGAAGGAGATACAAGGTTTGGTGGCTACGATGAAAAAGAATATCACGTTTTACGACATGATTTATGCCGATGGCAACAAGTTTGAAGTTCCTGCATTTGCTGAGATACAAGGGGAGATGTGGAAAGGAAAGGCAGATATTGTATGCGATGATAGTTTGATAGACCTAAAAACTACGAGCGACATCAACAAGTTCAAATGGTCGGCTAAGTCTTACAACTATGACAGCCAGTGCTACATCTACCAAGAGCTTTTCGGCAAGCCATTGGCATTCTTGGTGATCGATAAGGTCACTGCTCAGCTAGGGATCTTTAAGCCATCGTATGACTTTGTAAAGGGTGGCGAAGCTAAGGTCACCAAGGCGATTGAGGTGTATAGAAAATATTTCGGGGCTAACCCACAGGACGATGTTGTCAATTACTTTATTAACGAAACATTGTTCTAATGGCTTATCTGAATCACGATATACCAACAATCACTTGCTATCTGAGAAATCAGTTTATGTTCAACCACGAGAATGGCTTCGATGAATTTACGCTATGCGATGTACACTGCGTAGCGTCAATTGAGAAGAGAACACCTCTGTTCGAAGCCTTTTTAGAAAATGGGGTCAACTGGACAAGAAGACCAATCCATGCATTCTGTTGGAGGAAAGATGCTGAGGTACTGCCATTGTCAGAGCATATCTATTGGGACTGCTTTAGCAGTTACATCTCTGTACAGACAAGGTCACGGATGATTGGACTGAGTGCTGACTTAATCTCCATTACCGGAGTGAAGCGACAAGGAAATTATCTCTTTACTCTTGATTGGTCACACGAGAATCGATCGATGCTTGACACCAACTTCAGCGAGACACCTGAGCATAAGTGCGCTCATCTTTTCAAGATGGACAATGGCAACTACTTTCTCTATCCCAACAACCGGATCATATGGATGGACAATGCTTGGACGTACAATAGGATTGACAAGAACCCTGGGTACAAGATTGACATGAACATTTACTCTGCTGAGCAGAAGGGTGGCTACGAGACGGACAATAACTACATAACAAATTTCGAAGATGATACTAAAATCAATAGTAAATAATTGTAATGTACACCTAAAGCCATCCTTGGTATGTGATGGCGTTGGAGTCTTTGCATTGGTTGACATAAAGAAGGGGACAATTCTTTTTGGAGATATAAATCCCGATGTGGACTACATCTCATTCGATGAGCTTTCAGATATACCAATCGAGGTAATAAATTATCTCAAAAGCATTTGCAATAATGACAAGAAAGGAGTATATTTGAGCCGTACTATCTCAGCTATCAATGTCAGCTACTATGTAAACCATTCGCAAGACTTCAACGTCAGTCACGATTTGAGCATCGACAGATACATAACTACAAGAGACATATTGAAGGGCGAAGAGATCCTTTGCCTATACCATTATAACGAAATTGATTGGTAACTTTTTAAATTAAATCTAATACAATGGAAGAGAAAATATTTGCAAATGGTTTCAGTTTTAAGCGTAATGAGAACGCTCCTGAATTTGTTGTTGGTCGCTTGTCAATGAAGATTGATGATGCCATCGAGTTCATGAAACAGAACCAAAAGAATGGTTGGATAAACCTAGACGTAAAAAAAGCCCGTACAGGCAACTTTTATATAGAGTTGGATACATACATCCCGAAGCAGGGTGAAAGTCCAACAGAAGCCAAAAGAATCACATCTAAGGCACAATCTCCTAAAACATCCAACAAGGAGATGTTTGATGATGATGACGATATTCCATTTTAGTTTAGTGTGTTAATAGTGTTTCAGAGGGGAGTTAATAGCTCCCCTTTTTTACCAACTGAAAATTCGATTTTAAAATCCCTATATTCTCTCTTATATTTTTATTACTATTTATATTTTTTATTATATACATATAGTAAAATCGACATTTTCGACATTAAATAAATAATATAATAATAATCAATAAGTTATAAAAAATTTATTGACATTTTATTGACACTAAAAATACATAAAACTATAAAATTATGTCGAATATAACCATATTCCAAAATATAAAGGACACTGATACCCCCTTCCATCGAGACCCTAAAGTGATACTCGAAAGAATTAGAGAGGGTGCGTCCAAGGAAATCGTTAAGCAAATCAGAGGCGAAAAGAACAAATCTGAGCGCAACGAGATCAAAAAATTACTACCTGCTATCTGTTTCTCCGGTACATTTAAGAAGCGAGCGGACAATGCCCTGCTAGAGCATAGTGGTCTAATATGCCTAGACTTTGATGGCTACGAGAAACAAAAGGATCTACTGCACGATAAGGAGACCCTGAGCAAAAGCAAATACGTCTTCTCAGTATTCATATCGCCATCAGGCAATGGCCTAAAGGTATTGGTAAAGATTCCTGCTGACCCAGACAACCACGGTAACTATTTCAATAGCCTCGAGAAGCACTTCAACTCAAAGTACTTTGACAAGACATCTAAGAACATAAGTCGAGTGTGCTACGAGTCCTATGACCCACTCATCTATGTCAATGAGAAATCCTCAATATGGGACCTAATCGAGGAGCCTGAGTATAGCGAGGTGGTTAAGTACAAAGATAAGCCAACAATACCCATCTCAGATGAAAATAAAATAGTTGACATCTTAGTCAAATGGTGGACGAAAAAGTACCCAATGATTGAGGGACAACGTAACCACAACACCTACATCCTTGCGATGGCATTGAATGACTTTGGTGTCAACAAGAGCCTAGCCTCATACGTCCTAAACCAATACGCTACCGCTGACTTCAGCGTAAGGGAGATAGCCCAGGTGATTGACTCGGCATACAAAAACGTAGCCAACTTTGGGAGTAAGTACTACGAGGACGAGGAGCAGGTGAACACCATCAGAGCAAAGGTTAGAAGGGGTGTACCAAAAAAGGAGATACGCTATCAAATGACTCAAGACTCCAATATTGATGGCGATATAATTGACGCTGTCCTTGATAAGATTGAGGAGGAGAACTCAAAAATATCATTTTGGACTAAGTCTGACAAGGGGTCAATTAAGATAGATCACCTGCTATTCAAAAACTTCTTAGAGGACTCAGGGTTCTATAAGTACTTTCCGGAGGGTAGCAAGAACTATATCTTCATCAGGGTAACAAACAACCTGATTGACCATACCTCTGAGAAGGAGATAAAGGACTACATCCTGACCTACCTATTGGATATGGATGACGTGTCAGTGTATAACTATTTTGCTGATCAAACTAGATTCTTTAAAGAAGAGTTCTTATCCCTGCTCTCAACTATCGAGATATATTTCATTGAGGATACCAAGAACAGCTCGTACATCTACTATAAGAACTGCGCTGTCAAGATCACCAAGGATGAGATACGAACCATTGACTACTTGGATCTAGGTGGCTATGTATGGAAAGACCATGTCATTGACCGGAACTTTGTCATCTGCAACATAACTGAGCAGTGCGACTTTAGGACATTCATCCACAACATCAACTCCAAGGATAGGTCACGCATCGCATCGATGGAGAGTACCATTGGATTTTTGATGCATGGATATAAGAACCTATCGTTCTGTCCTGCTGTCATTTTCAATGATGAGGTGATAAGCGATAACCCTGAGGGTGGCACCGGCAAAGGTCTTATCATCAATGCCCTTGGCAAGATGAAAAAGGTAGTGACAATCGATGGTAAGCTGTTCGACTTTCAAAAGTCATTTGCCTATCAGTTGGTGTCGGCCGACACACAGATACTTGTCTTTGATGACGTGAAGAAACACTTTGAGTTTGAGCGACTCTTCTCCATCATCACTGAGGGATTGACCCTTGAGAAGAAGAATAAGGACGCTATCAAGATACCACTGAGCAAGTCACCAAAGATAGCCATCACTACCAACTATGCCATCAAGGGTGCAGGAAACTCATTCGAGAGACGTAAGTGGGAGCTAGAGCTACACCAGTACTACAGCAAGTCATTCACACCACTCGATGAGTTTGGGAAGATGATGTTTGGGGATTGGGACGATGTTGACTGGTGCGAGTTTGACAACTACATGATACGCTGTTTGCAGAACTATTTAGATACCGGTCTAGTCAAGACTACCCATGTCAATCTAAATGTGCGTAAGCTATCTGCTGAGACCTGCCATGAGTTCATTGAGTGGTGTGGTCTAGTAAAAGGCTCTGAGAATAACCACAATGTCATTACCGGCAAGAGGCTCTATAAGAATGAGCTGTACTATCGATTCGTTGAGGAGTACCCTGACTATGGTGCTAAGAGCAAGATGACAATCAGCAGGACAAAGTTCTACAAATGGCTTGTCGCTTATGCACTCTTCAAGGAGGGTGTGATGCCTGAGGAGGGACGTGACCAACTAGGCAGATGGATTATTTTAAAAACTAAAGACACAATTGATATCTAATATGGCAAAAGTACTAATAGCTTGTGAAGAAAGCCAAGCAACAACAAAAGCATTCAGAGATCTAGGGCACGAGGCATACTCTTGCGACCTACTACCTTGTAGCGGTGGTCATCCTGAGTGGCATTACCAATGCGACATCTTCGAGGTGATAAACCAAGGGTGGGATTTAATGATCGGTCATCCTCCCTGCACATTTTTAACAGTGAGTGGTGTAGCTTGGCTATCTCATCCTGAGGACACTCGTCTTCCGTTTGAGCAGAGAAGACCACATCCAAGATATCCTAACAGAAGAAATGATATGCTTGATAGCATAGAATTCGTAAAGGCCTTGTATAACTCAGACATAAAGCATATAGCTATTGAGAATCCGGTAGGACTACTTAGTAGTAAATGGCGTAAGCCTGACCAAATTATACAGCCTTATATGTTTGGAGACAAAGCTACCAAGACTACCTGCCTATGGCTTAAAAATCTTCCTCTGTTAACTCCAACTGACATAGTTGATAAAGGTGAGAGATTTGAATGGGTAGATGGGAAAACAGGCAGGATAAAGAGTCAACCATTATGGTATTATGAGGCGCTATCAAAGTCAAAGACAAAGCAAGAGAGACAGACATTGCGTAGTAAAACATTTCCAGGAATGGCTAGAGCATTTGCCGAACAATGGGGTAATATTTTATAAAACTAAACACATCTAAAATGGACATACTAGAAAAGCCAAGCTATCTCTCCAACAAGGAGATGCTAGAAAGATGCCTCCTACTTAAAAAAGTTCTCGATGCCAAGACTGAGAAACAGATAGGTAGAGGCAAAACAACACAGACAATACAAGCAAATAAGTACGACATCAATACCTTGCACTACAAACGCATAGCCAATAGCTGCGAGCATTACCAAAAGAAAGTTGACATGGAGACATCATCAGGCATTACGTTCAGAGACTACCAACTCGACATCATCGAGCAAGGCACAGCAATCCTACAAGCTAGTGGGTTCTTATACCTTGCAATGGAGGTTCGTACCGGTAAGACCCTAACATCTCTTGGCATAGCCAAAAACATTGACGCAAAGAATGTCCTATTCATCACCAAGAAGAAAGCCATCAGCTCAATACAGTCCGACTACAATATGCTGTCCTGCTCCTTCGACATTCAGATCATAAACTATGAGAGCCTGCATCTCGTAGCTGACAACGAGCAGTGGGATCTAATCATCTGCGATGAGGCGCATAGCATGGGCGCATTCCCGAAGCCATCCAACAGAGCTGTCGCTGTCAAAGACCTACTCAAGAAGTATAAGTCCAAAGTCATCCTGCTGTCAGGCACACCGACCCCTGAGTCATACTGCCAAATGTACCATCAGGTGTATGGCATCAAGGGTAACCCATTCTCTGAGTACAAAAACTTCTACCGCTTCTGCGATGACTATGTCAACATCAAGGAGCGCAAGATAAATGGTCTTATAATTAAGGACTACTCCGGTGGCAACACCTCAATACTTGACGAGATGCGACCATACACCATCAACTACACTCAGGCTGAGGCAGGGTTCCTTAGCAAGGTAAATGAGACCATACTTCAAGTAGAGCTACAGCCAAAGACCTACGAGCTAATGCTAAAGCTTAAAAGAGATTTGGTTATCCAGGGTAAGGGTGAGACAGTACTTGCAGATACTCCTGTAAAATTATTGTCAAAAGTACACCAACTTTGCTCAGGAACTATTAAATTTGAGAGCGGAAATTCAATGGTACTTGATACGAGCAAGGCAGAGTTTATTAAAGAACATTTCAAGGGTAAGAAGATTGGCATCTTCTACAAGTTCAAGGAGGAACTGAATGCCCTGAAGAAAGTTTTTGATGATAGTTTGACTACAGAGCTTGACGTGTTCAACGCAACCGACAAACACATTGCGCTGCAAATTGTCTCTGGGCGTGAGGGGATTTCCCTAAAGGCTGCCGACTGCTTGGTGTTCTATAACATTGACTTCAGTGCAACGAGCTATTGGCAGTCCAAGGATCGGATGACCACCAAGGACCGACTCGTCAATGACGTGTACTGGATATTCGCAGTTGGTGGTATAGAGTTTGACATATACAAAGCAGTGACAGCAAAATTAGATTACACCGTTTCACATTTCAAAAAACTATTACTATGAGAAACAAATTAGCCGGCAAGCACCCCTCGTATGACAAGCTTGGTATGTCAGAGGAGCGCAAGAAAAAGAAGATTGCCTATGACAAGGAATACCACAAGTCAGAGGAGCGTAAGGACTATAGGGTTGATCTGAACCGAAAGAATCGGGAGGCAGGAACCTATGGTAATGGTGATGGCAAAGATATGAGTCATACAAAGTCAGGAAAGCTTGTCTCTGAAGCCAAAGGCACTAACAGAGCAAGAAATGGTCACAATAAAAAATCAACAAAGAAATGATACCATGCATATGTATTGACGATAAAGCTCGTCCGGCAGACTTTCCCCTAAGCAAATGGGTAGAAGAGGGAAACAAATATAATATCGTAGCTGCTGCCGTAATTCTACCACAAGGGATCCTTGGATTCCAAATCAAAGAGATACAAATGGATGCCGATTGCTATCCATACAAATATTTCTCTTCTCATAGATTTATCTTGGAAGATAAATATAAAAATGCTATTTTTGACATGGTAATGGGCGATCGTGATTACGCTGAGGTAGACCCAGCGATTATGACCGATATTAGTCTCGTTAGCTTCGTATCATGAAAGAGCAACAGATACAGTCAAAGAAAATTAAAGAGCTAGAGGCTCAGGGCTACTACGTCATAAAGCTTATCAATACCAACAAGAATGGTATCCCTGACCTTATAGCAATACCACCCAACTCTGATGTCCTATTCGTTGAGGTCAAGCGACCTGATGGTAAGATATCAAAGCTCCAGGAATTCAGACACAAGGAGCTAGAGGAGAAAGGTATTAAAGTAGAAATATTTAGAGGAATTTAATTTAATCAAATCATGAATCAAGAAAACAAAAGGTTAGCCGACCTATGGCTACTCATCAGCGCACTCAACACAGTCCGCTACGCAATAACGGAGATCAATCCTGACACCATGCAGTCTCACACCAAGATGCAATTCAAAAATCTCAGGAGCAACATTGACAACTTCCTAGTCTCCGCGCAGAAAAAGATGCAGACCAAGGAGCGACAGACACTAGCATCTATGAACTTCGAAAACGTAGCCATCATGGCTGAGACGCTATCACTACTAGCGCACGTTCCAATCAATAAACAAGAGCAATTTCTAAGCAAAGTAAACGACTTAGTCTTTGAAGTTATAAAAGATGGAGAATGAAGAACTAAGGCGTGAGAAAAGGGCCATTGACTGCTTCACTAATATGTTCAGTGGCTCCTATCAAAAGCTTGATCCAAATGATATAGACTACAAGGTCTTCGACTCTGAGAATAAGCTGATTGCTTATGCCGAGGTAAGCTCTAGGATAAAAACCATTAGGGATGCATACCCTCTGTCAGTATCAGCAAAAAAGTTATTAAAGCTCTCAGACAAGCGGCTCAATCCGGTACTGATATGGTCCTGCGAGGATGGTATTATCTACTCAAAGGTCAAAGGGTTGTCGGGAGAGATAGTATGGGAGGATGATGACTTTGTGGTTTACTTTGGCAAGAAAAAAACAATGAAATATATTCGATTCACATAAACCAATTTATACACACACAATGACAGAACTAACAATTGAAATGGCAAACGATATGACTTTCATTAATTGTGTAAAACATTTTAAACCTGAATGGTCTGACGATCAGTGTGATTTTTATTTATGGGAACATACCTATTTTCCTTTTTCAACAAAAGAAACTATAATCAAACAACTCAATGAGCAACTTAAAGACTAAATATGTATCCATAGTTGAAGCATATATGGATGCTTTCTGCGAAAAACAAGACATGATACTAGAGTCATGGGTAGCAAATGAAATCGGTACAATAGCCTGCTTTGGCGATGTGATGTACTTTGGGTTTGATGACATCAGATATGACATAGATACCAAACAGCCTGTCGGGCAGATACTTGACTGGCTGTATAGCTCTATTGACAATCCTGATACTCACATAAACTATAAGCATTGGTGTAAAGGACTTAGGTATTAGTATTATCTTCCGTATCTCTCTGCTCTTTCCTCCTGAGCTTTTCTTATCTTCTCCTGCTGCTCCCTTCTCTTTCTCTGCAAATCTCGTTTAGCTTCCTCCCTTTTCTCCATCGCTCTCTCTCTTCTCTTTTCAGGAGTATTTTGCTCTCTAAAGTATTCAGTGCCTGGACCATAATTCTCCCTCCACTCTCTTGGACTTTCCTTTTTAAGATTTTCAATCTGACTGTCAGTTAAAGGCTTGTCCTTATTCTTTTCTTTTTCTTCTAATTTTACACTCTCTCTATATTTATATAGCTTACCTCCAGGTGCAGAGTACTCGTCAAACTTCTCAGGGTCTTTATCCTCAAACTCTTCTAACGTCTCATAGCCACCATAGGCCTCCTCCTTCATCGCTTTTCTATCGGCTGAGTATTTCTTTGCCTCTTCCTTATTTCTACCTGTCTCCCTGTACTCTTTGAGTTGAGATTCTGTCATCGCATCATTCTTAGCACCCTTTGTAATCTTTCCCAATATATTATTCCACTCAGGGGCACCAGGAAGTATTCCCATATTTAATATAATTGATGGAACAATAGACCATTTCAGTAAGTCTCTATCCCCCTCACTTATAAATTTATCATTGCCATATTTATCCTTATACTTACCTGTAAGAGCCAATATAATATTTTCATGTATTCCCAAAGCTTTATCTATTGAAATACCATACATACCTAATGCCTTTGCATAAGTAGATCCGGATGCTATGTCATCAGTAAATATAGATAATTTATCTTCTTCTGCAACGCCCATCAAGTCTTGAGTCAATGACAAACCAGTATTAAATCCATACTTAGCAAATGGGTCAGTTATTGGTATTGGAGAAAATACATCGGTTACAGCTCCAGTAACTTGTGCTTTTAATAAGTTACCTCTTCTTTTTTCCCATTCCTCTTCGTCTGGCTCATCGCCTCTTATCGCATCAGATATCAGATAATACAACAATCCAAAACCTACAACTATACCTTTAAATACTGCTTGCTCAGCACCAAATGCTGCCAATGATCTAAACGCATTTTTCTTGTCTTGATAGGATGATGTTCTGCTTGTAAAATTTGTTATGTCAGATGCCATCCTTTGAAATTGATTCATCCTGAAACTTGCAAGAGGCAAGAAAACTCTTGTTAATATCTTCTTTGGCGTACCTCCCTCAGGAGAATATAACGAACCTGCTAACCTTGTATCTGTTATGTTCTGTTGTCTGTCAACCATCATTTGAGCATAGTCGGCCGCCTCTTCATTCTGTTTATGATTAGAATAATCGATTCCTCCTTTTGGTAATTTGCCTTGTTTTTTTAATGACTGCTCATAGTAAGAAAGCCATGATGCCTTAGCAATATATGCATCTGGATTTGCTAAGAACCATTTTAAATATAGGTCATTTGCCTGCTTTAACAATCTTAATCCAGCCTCAGTATTTGACTTTGCCGCTTCCTCCATCATCCTGTTTATAGATTCAAGATGCACTTGAGATTCAGCGCCTCTATTCGCAATAGATCTACCTGAATTATTTATAAATTTTATCTTGTCAGCATTTCCTATATAGTTCAAGCTTATCTTTCCTGCATTGATCAATGTGTTTATAGCGATTGACACCGTTTGCTTTGGTATCTGAGTAGGACCTGCCAATGTCATTGATGCGCTAAATCTAGCAATAGTATCTAGTGACCTTACCACTTTATCTAACTCGCTGTTATCAAATTGATTCTGATTTCTTATATTCTTAACAGCTAATGAAATTCTTCTATCTAATACAGCTCTGTCATCTGCATTAGGAAATATTTTTTTGTAGGCTTTTGAATTTTGAAACGCTTTAACTTGCTTGATTCCCTCAGCTGTATTTATGTCGGTCAATGCATCGTACAACGAACTAGCATTTACACTGTCAAAAGAAAGATTCACATATCTTGACACTTTCCCATCTTTATCTTTTGGCAATCCTTGTTTTTTATCACGAGCTTTCATTAACGCTCCTGCTTTTTTCTCTGATATATTGCCATTGTTTTGATGGAATGCTGAAGCATCATCATCTATCTCAGTATCTTTTTGAGAGCTTAACTTTGACAATCTATCAGTGGTATAGTATGCGTCTTTATCCAATACAGTATTGTAAATATTTAATGACACATCTGCCAATTGATCGTAATGCTTAGACCACTCATTTACCCACCAATCAACAGCCTCAACATTTTTCTTGTCAGCTTTTTGTTTTACCTCTGATGAGTTCTTAGAGTCTTTTAATAACTTGTCATATACCTCTTGATATACTTTAGCTTTGTCTTGCTCCTCTTTTGTTCCTTCTAGTAATTCTTCTATTGACTCCTCTATCAATGCTTTTCTGTCATTAAACTCCTCTTGTATTTGCTTGTCTGTTCCAATAATAGACCTTGACATAAAGGCAATCATACCTCTTTCGGTAATATTAAATGCATCGTTAAATGCTTTGCCATTTGGCTTGGATTTTGAAAACTCATTAAGGTATGCAGTAATAGTTCTACTTACTGTTGTTGTGGCTTTAGCAGCACCATTAGCAATTTTAGTAAAGCCCATTTCTCTCATTACTTTCAATCCAGTATCTACGCTTTTGAACATTCGCTCAAACAACAATGGTAATGACACAATTTGCTCTGCGTTAAACTTTCCAAATGCTTTTGAGAATAAGAATCTTAATGCTTTTGACACTATACCTTCCTTCGCTAGTTTGTTAGCATTAGACTCACCTCTATATCGAGCAACAACGGTACCCATATTCGCTGTTGATTTATTGACGATAAAATTATTCAATGCATCGGCAGCACGAAGAGCGTCCCTTACGCTCAGCTTGCTTAAATCCATTCCCATAAATTCTTCTACAAGAGCTTTTTGTTCCTTTGTAAAATCTACTTTAGTTGGATTATCAGGGTCAGAGAATGGGTCAATGCCCCTATTAAACATACTTTTTATAATAGATGAATAGGTATTAAACATCTTATTGATGAAGCTTCGTACTATTCTCTCTTTAGCGTCACTAACCTTATCACTTTCGGGTTGCTCTAGTAAAGCCATCATTTGATCGTATGTCAAATCATTCGCATCAATACCAAGTAATGACTCTACCTTTTCTGCTGTTCTTTTCTCTATTTCTTTTTTCTGTTCTTCTAAAGCTTTTTCTACATATTTCATTGTGGCCTCCACGTTAACTGCATCAGAAGGTTTAACACCTTTTGGTGTTAATTTAGATCCGGCAACTCCCTCACTAACAGCTTTAGCCATCTCAAGATACTCGTCAATGTTCTCAATCATTGATGGGTCAATCTTAGCAAATTCAGCAGCGAATACAGTAAGATTCCCAAACTTATCCTTACTCTTTGATAACTCCTTTATTTTATTCCTAAGCTTATTTGCTGCTTTTAATTTAGCTCCGTAGTCAGCATCTTTAAATAACTTGCCGGCATAGTCAATAAGCTTTTGCACAGCATCAGGATTGTTTAGGTTTACGAGACTTACTCTCTTGGCTAACACTTCTGCCTGCTTTGCTGATAACACTCCAGACTCAGCCATCTTGTTGATGGCAGCAGCAAGCATCTTGCGCTTTTTATTCAAGTCACCCTTAGCTTCTCTTGCCGCTCTAGCCTCAAGTCTTATTTGGTCCTTGAGCGCAGTCATCTCATTGACTGTTACTTTCTTGGGCTTTGGCTTACCTACAATCTTCTCCTTTGAGATCGGTTTCTTTTCTGCCTTAGGTTTGATTGCTAGCAAAGCGTCTGCTTGGCTCTCAGTGAGACCTTTTTTTATTAGGTATATCTTAATGCCAGCATCTGAGATTTTACCTTTTCTTGCCATTTCTATGGCACCTGAGTACATACCAATAAGTAGCTTCTTCTCGAATCGCTCTTTGTTTATAGCCTTATGTTTATCCTTTATGTAGTCATACCCTTTCTGTACAGCACCTGATAAGGCAACACCTGCATCAATAGCTTTGGCTACTGTGTCCATTGCTGCGTTCCATATTGCAATAGGGACACCAAGGATATTGCTCTGCAATCCACCAGGGCCTTTTATCTTTAAGCCTCTTACTGCATCTGATAGAGTCTTTTTTGGTGATTCCTGTTGCTTAATAGCCTTGTTTACTAATTCAAGAAGTTTTGCTTTTCTTGGAGTCCAATTTAATTTCTCCTTTTTTAATTCTTCTAATTGTTCTTTTTTCTGCTTTAACTCCTCTAATGTCAGTACAGGACTTTTTGTTTTTGGTTTAATAGTAGGAACAGTCTCAGTAGTAGGAGCCACCTCAGTCACAGGAGCAGTCTCAGTAGGTGCAGTTTCAGTTACAGGTGTCTCAGTCACAGGAGCCTCAGTCACAGGTTCAGTTACAGGAGCTGCCTCAACCTTTGGTGCCCCCATCTTAGCTAGCATCATCTGCTCTAGCTTGTCAGCCTCTTGCTCAGGTGTCAATGTCTCAACAGGTGCAGTCTCAACCGCAGGTTGCTGTGATGATAGTTCTTTCTGATTAAGAGCGTCAAGCTCAGCCTTCACGTCAGCCTTTGGCATGACCGTCTCACCAACAGTTATGTTCTTGCGTCTCTTGTCAGCCTTGGCTAGTGCGTCAGTCAGCTCCTGCTGTCTCGCTCTGTCCTGCTCAGTAAATGTCTCTGCTGACTCTACAGGTGCAGCTTGTTGTTCTAATGCCGCAAGTTCTGCATCGTATTTTTCATCTATTTTATTTAATGTAAATTCATTAAGCTGTGCTTTTTTTGCTGAAACAGAAACGCCAAATTCCTTTTTAATAATATCACTAATTTCTATTAAAGAAAGATTTGAATTTGCTAATTCTTTTAATCTTTCTTGAGCATTTTTTCTTTCTTTACCAAATAATTTTTTTACAATATCATTTCTAATCTCTTTTAATCCTTGATTAAAATTACTTTCTTCTGTATTACTTAAATTAATTCCACTATTATCTTTTTCGTCTTGTCTTCTTTTTTCTATTTCTTTCTTTTTAGCTTCTATATCACCTTGCGACGGCTGTACAGGTGCAGTCTCCTTTTCTGCTATCTCAATCTGAGCGCCTAAGCCTTCAGGTGTAGCTTGCTGTTCTGTTTCTACATCCAATTCAGCTTGCATTTCTGCAATTCTTTCTTGTCTTTTATTCTCTTTAACAGCATCTACTTTTGCAGAAGATGCTACTTCAGGAGCTTTAGTTTTATTTTGTACAATTTCTTGCTGCTGCTCAAATGTCATATTAGCTATGTCAGCTTCTGAATAGCCTAATTCTAATAATTCATTTTTAAACCCACTATTCGGAGTTAGAGTTATAGCATCACCAAAATCATTTAAAGCTGTTATTGGAGATATATTTTCTATATCTATTTCCATTTGAGTTTTAGCAGCCTTAACTATTTTTTCAATTTCAGATTCTTTTTGTTGATCTGTCAACTCATTATTGTCTAGTATCTTGGCTATTTCATCTTTAGCTGTAGCTCTTACTTTTTCTTTATATTCTTTCCTTTTGGTTTCTTCGGGGCTGAGGACACCTTGCTTGGGAGCTGCTTGAGATCCTGCTTCGGCACCTCCTGCCTCCATCTCTTTGCCAGGCTCGGATTCTGGCTGTAGAGATACTTCACCTGCTGCTTGCTTTTGAATGGCATCTAATTTCTCGTTTAATGTCTGAGATACTTGGTCGTCATTCTTAACGCCAATGTTTAATTTTGCAAGTCTCTCAGGAGTGAATGAATCGATTTTGTCTAAAAATTGTTGCTTAGTATATCTTCTGCCATTTATCATGTACTCTCCTACCTCCTTAGTCTCAATGCCTGAAATTTTAGTCAGGTCAACTTGATTCTCTGTCGGTAAAATAGCTTTACTTTTACCCATAGCGGATAATTCTTCATTGATAGCTTTTACGTCATCACTATATACCTCTTGCTTCTCTTTGGATGATGTCAGTTCTTTTTTGGCAGCTAATAATTCCATAGTCCTAGAAGTAACATTACTGTTCGCTGAACCTCCACCCACTGACATTAACTCTTTAGCCTCTCTTCTGAGACCAACATTCTCTTGTATCTTCTGATTAACATCCTCGTCAATCTTCCCAAGGCGTTGCATATTATTCGCCCAATTTGAGATTCGCTCGTCAGATACTCTCTCTGATGCTATATTTTTATAGTTAGTTAGATTGTATGCAAGATTTATGTCAGTGTTTTTCTTTATTGAGGAATATGAGTTTAATAGATAATTTGGAGTATTTGTACCCATACTACCAATGCCCTCAAGGGCTACCTCATTGAAGTCAATCTCTTTTCTACCTGTGCCAAACAATATCTCATTGCCTTGTGCTACAAGCTCACCTGCCATCTCAGCACTTGGGTCTATTATTGCATTCTCTACAGTCGCACGAGCAATTTTAGATGTAGCAGATGCTAATTTACTTGCCGGCTTTATCATTTTACCTGAAAGTCCTGCTGTTAAATAGTCAACCGCAGCAATTGGTATACCCCTAGCAGCACCAACCATAGCTGCATCGTCCCAAACTCTTTGGTCATTTAATGCCTTCTCTAGTGACTTAGGATCAAGAGGATTGTAATCATACTTCTCTACAGCCTCCATTAAAGCACTAGTGTACTCTGTCATATACCCTGTTATAGCCTGCCCTGTTTTGAATCCTGTTGCTGCGCCTGTAGCAGCACCTCCGGTAACTGTTATAGGAGCAAAAGGACCACCAAGTAATCCTGCTACAGCACCTGTTCCAGCACCTGCTGCGGTCGTAACAGGTATTATTTTAACGCCATAAGGAAGCATTTGAGATACTGACTGAGCAACACCTACAGCCATAGCCTCAAATGGATCGTCTAAAACAACATCCCACCAATCTCTGTATGTCTTTGCTTCAGACATCCTAGTCATTACCCTACTTTGGGTGCCACTCATGCTAGCTAATTTCTCAGAGATATATTTTGCAGCATTCTTAGGGTCACTATATCCGGAATAGGATGTGTATCCTGGTAATGTCATCGCTAATAATTGGTCTCCGATCATACCATTCGTTAAACCATCATTCAAGGAATTCCATGTCGCTAAAAGATTATCAGTAAGCTCACTATTTATTTCTTTGTTTGTTTTGGCATCAAAATATGTTTTTGCCTCATCAAATTTCATAACAGCAGTTTGTGCTAACTGATTTGCATCTGTATATTTTTGGACTAGATTTTTATAAGCTTCCTTATCTGTTATTTTAGTTTCAGGAATTTTCATCAATTCCTCAATAGGCATATTGAATCTGCTTATTGATTCGGCATTTACAATGTCAAGGTCTGACTTTGCCTCTCTAAATATTTTAGTTGCTTCAGCAGCTGTTTGATTCTCTATCTTGGCTAATTGAACATCAAAATCCATTCTTGTTTTCTCATATGTTTTATCTTGAGTTCTGAATGTCATGTCTTTTACTAGCGGCCTGAGTTGCTCACGTTCTTTCTTGAGTTCTTCTAATGTATTTGCTACATCAAGTCTTTTATTTCCATTTATAAATAAATTTGGATTACTATAAACTTTTTCTTTTTCGGCCGCTGACAATTCAACGCCTTCAAAAAAGTTAATAATATCATCTATTTCGTTGTATCTATTTATTCTTCTTTTGTCTGTTACATAATCCAATCCTTTTTGCTTATAAAAAAGGTCTCCCTCAAGATCTGCTTTAGACATATCCTTCCAAGACCCTGCTGCAAAGTCTTGAGCTTCTTTATCAGTTTTAAATGTAAAAATCTCACCTCTTTTTTGGGCTTCTTTTAATGCTTCTTCAAATGGCAATTCAACCCAATCATCTTTGAATGGAGTTACAAATAATGGATTTTTTGGGAATAAAGTTGGAATTACTTTATTGTCGAACGATGTGAATTTAACAGTTGACATGGTGCCATCGTCATTTATCCTGGCACCATTCCTCATATTTTTAGCTCGTAGCGCTTTATTTAGGAAATCTTCTTCCTCAGACATCCTATTGTTTTGGCTTATAAAATCTCTTAGCTTTTTAGCTTCTTGTGCTTTGTCTGCATCTGAGTCTACTGACAAGTCTATACCTACAGATACTTGTCCATTCTCAGATCTTGCTATCAGTTTACTGCCAAAAATGCCAGCCTTCTCAATGACTATACCATATGGTTGGAACTCTTTCTTTAAATCATTTATGTTGTTGTAATAGTCAAACATTCTATTGTCAATAGAATTCAGCTTGCTTATAAATTCAGGAGTTTTGCTTCGAAATAATGCATCTGAGAGTTCTTGGTTTCTTTTCTCTTGCTCTTGTAGTTCAAAGGCTTTTGTCTCTTTGAGGGTGTTTAATCTTTCTTGATTATTTCTTTCGTTTTGTTCTTTTATTAAATTTTCTGCTTCTTTGCTTACTGTAGTTGTCTTTGATGGAGCAGTTATATTTAAGCCATAGTCTTTTGTTTCTGCAAGTTTCGTTGGAGTTGTAGCTCCCCAAGAATATCCTTCAGCAATTCTGCCATCTTGGGGGATGACAGGTTTCTCCATAGGACTAACTTCTTCCGTAGGAGTTACTTCTTTCTTTGGTTGCTGACCAAGTACTTTTTGCGCTATATTAAGTATGTCAGTCTTTGAAGGCTCCGATTCCGATGTACCATCTTCCCCAAACAAAGAAGATACCCAATCTTCTTTTTTTTTAATAGGCTGCTGCTCTTGAGCCATTGGCTGTTGAGTGGGTTGTTGAGCAGACACTAATGACTTAAAATCATCAAAAGTACCTAGTGTGCTTTCTCCGAATGCATTGTGAAAGTCCTTTTGATAAGAAGGGTCTGACTTTATAAGGTCTTTAAAATCTTCAAACTTACCAAATTTGTCCTCTCCTCCTAATTGATTGTATAAATCAATGATATATTGTTCGTCCATATTATTATTTATTTTATCCTCCTTGTTTTTTCTTTGTTGCATTAAGTTCTCCTCCACCACCACCTTGCCCTTGCGCTGCCATTTTATCTTCTGCTTTTCGCTTTTCTAATATATTTGTTAATTGTTTTCTAAAAGCTTTTTCGGCAGATTTTTGATCAATTTCTTTACTCCATTCAACTTGAATATCTTCGCTTAATTTATCTCCATTTTCATCGTAAATTGCAATATAATCATATCCTACTCCTCCTACTTTACTTCCGGTAGGTTTAACAATAAGCCCATATGGTTCTAAATCTAATGATAAAGATTTTGCAGCTGATCTTTGTGATGATTTAAAGGCATCAGGATTTAGTGCAATACTTTTTTCTTCTTCTTTTTTCTTTTTGGCTTGTGGTGCCCAAGATTCCAAACTTCTATTTTTCTTTTTATCATCTGGACTTGCTCCACCCCAATCTGTATTGTATGTGCTATATGGTGTTAATGCATTTGTAAATTCTCCAAAATTTTCATTAGCTAAATCTATCTTGCCTACTACAGGAGCAAATGCTTTACCAAATGTTTGTACGTCTACCAATTTACCATTTCTCATATATGGCACAAACACTTCCTTGTATATACCACCATGCTCTGTATATCCCCTTATAGATACATTGCCACTTGAATCTTCATCAAAATACAAGTCACCTACACCAGTATATTGTTCAAATCCAGATAAAGCAGTCTCTCTTGTTCTTAAATCTGCGCCATATAACTTACCAATATCTGAACCTAATGCCTTAGACGATTTTGCCATTCTTCCTGCTTCAATTTCTGCTGCATTTGCTCTCGGAGGCTCTTGTTTCTGCTTACCTACCTCAGTATATGTATCAATCTGTAATTTCTTGTCAATCATTTGTCTGTATTGACCTCTTAGAAAGTCTCTAGCTTCTTTCTCTTGTGTTTCATTTAATATAGGAGTGATTGTTCCATCTGTCTCCCTTTGAACTAGCATAAGCTTAGGGTCTTTCTTTGCTTCTTCTACATTGTCTGTAGGCGTATAACCTAATTCTTCTGTAAGGAGTGATGACTTATTGTACTTAGGATTGAGTGCAGCATTTATATACGCCTCTTCAGCTTTAGCGTACTCTGAAACAACTCCTTTAAGCCTTGCAATCTCTTCATCTGATATGCCAAGCTCTTTTGCTTTTTGCACATTTAACTCCCCACTCTTATCAACTATTTGCGTAATGCTACCTGCTCTATCTTCTGAGCCAAATACTCTATATGACATTAAATTATCTCCAAGTCTTTTAATAAAATTATCAGCATCAGTTAGATAGTCGTACCTGTTATACTTACTACTAACAGCACCAGCTAATTGATTGACTGACAATAGATTTTCTGAACCAGGCTTTGCTCGTGTTATTGTCTTTCCATCTTCAGTTACTGTTTCAAGCCTGCTAAATGTCAAGTTACCGTTTATGTTGAAGTTTGCGCCTAAGTCTGTAAGTTTACCATATTGCTCAAGGTCTTCTCCGTCCCACATTTCAATTTTTTGATTTTCTTTATTTGCTTGCCTGTCTAACCTTTCTTGGAATGCTGTCTGTATTTTCTCTATTGTTCCATATAGATTTTTAATGCTGTCGCTTGTGTTCTGTAGGTATATGGCATAGTCTTTTACTGCAAGCTTACCAGACTTCAATAAGTTGTTTTGTATTTTTAAATTCTCAGCAGCATTGTAAGCCATGTCAATAGTCCATTTATTGACATCGTCTTTTTGTCCTATTGGCTTATTATTGATGCGTTCAAGTTCTTCCTTATAGGCTGCGTCAATGGCGGCTTTTTTCTCGGTGCGTACACGGTCAATCTCATCGACAGTATTTGTTATTGTCCTGCCGACATCAGCCCAGTTTACATAACTGTCAGCTTCCCTTTCAACGTAACCAAAATATGACTTAGGTGGCATATGATTCTATTTATTTTTTTTGCCAATCAGGCGTTTCAGGAACAGGATTAAATGTTGGGATAGATGTGTTTCTATTTCCTTTTATATTTTTATATTTAATAAATTCTATCGCATCTCTTACTTCTTTATATTCTGGATTTTCAGCTAAAATTGATTCCCAAGCTTTTTTTGTTCCGGTAGCTAAATTTACTTTACTATCCAATTCTTTCATTATGCTTTTAGTTTCATTGTCATATATGTAAGATTTATTGGAATCATCTAAGTAATATATCGAGAACCTTTTACTAGTTGGAGGGGTATCGCCTATATAAAATACTTTGTTTTTGTATTGTTTAATTTTAGGGTCATCGGATTTATATTCTGAATTTTCTTCTCTATTTAAGTCTCTATTTAAAAAAAGTAATTTAAGATCATCTTCTCTTCCCCATTCTTGATTATTATAATTTTTTACTTTTTCATCAAGATGAGTTGCTAGGTTTCCTTCTTTTTGAGTGTAGTATCCAAAAGCATTAAATGGATCTTTGTTTTTGAAAAAATTATAAGAAGCATTAAAATCATCTTTATTGCTACAATCGCTACTTCCTGGAGGGCAATCTAAATTATTTTCCTTAGGTTGATTTAATGCTAAATCTACTATTTTCTTTTGTATTTGATTGTATTTCTCACTACCATTTTCAATTATTTTCCTTTCTCCTTTCTCTTTTGTGAAGTATTCATTTTCTTTTTCATCAAAATAAACGGTTGGGCCATTATCTCCAAAAGGTTTAATTGATTTCTCTGGAATCATTTTAAAATAAAACTCTGATATTTTTGCTTTATTTTCTGCATCAAGCATATAGTCTGATTGTAATTTTCTAAAATCCATAGGAGCTATTGATTTGTTTTCTGTGACATCTTTAAATTCATTATTTAAAAATGAAATCAGCTTATCTGATTTAACCTCTTCCCATTGATCGTATTCTTTTCCTGATTTTTGAAAATCATAGCTATACCATTTATCTTTTGTTTTATCATATCCAATAGATATATTTTTTTTATCTTCACCATTCTCTTTTCTTATAGTCCCTATATTTAAAAATGGAATGTTTTCAAGATTTTTTCTTCTGATATGGGTTTTGTCAAATTCACTACTTTCTTTAAAGCTATAATTATTTTTAAAGTCCAAATTAGAATATTCGCTTTTATCTTTAAATTTCACTTTCATCTTAGGATCCTCAGTCTTTACTTCTTTCATCTCAACCTTTGACTGCTCAACCTTTGCTGGCTCAACTTTAGTCTCTTCAACCTTTACTTCCTCTACAGGCTTAGGCTCTACCTTTGCCTCTGACTTGATGACCATCTTGTCTGATGGTGCAGGCACCTCTTTAACTTGAGACCATTCAGTAGTAGGCACTCCTGTGCTTATAGTAGGAGGAGCTATAATGTTTTTACCTGCTTTTGTTTTTTCTATATCTTCTTTTAATTTAGTATACTCAGGATTATTCATTGGAACATCTAACCAAGTCTTCATTTGCTTTCCATCCTCAGTTTTAATAGCATCTCCAGTATCTTTCATAATGACACCTGTTTTATTATCATAAATCAATGATGTCTCTTTTCCTTCTATTGGAACATTATAAACGGAGAATCTTTCACTTTTTGGCAATTCCTCTGCTGAATATGTAAATCCATAAGAATCATGTGTATAACTTTTTCTACCATAATATTCAGTTATAGGAACGCCTCTAGCGCCATCATCAATAAATTTTGCTAGATTTCCTTCTCTGTCTATTATTGGAGTATAGTCTTTATCTTTATATTTTTCATCAAAATAATTATGAACAACATCTTTATTTTTAGGGCACCCTCCTTCTGATGGAGGGCATTGCCATTCTTTCTTCTCTTCTTTTGTCATTACTTTCATCTTAGACTCCTCAGCAGGCACATCCTTCACCTCTACCTTTGCCACCTCAGTTGGCTTCACCTCCGCTTTTGGTTGCTCAGCTTTAGCCTCTGACTTGATGACCATCTTATCTGATGGTGTCTCGATAGCTTTCACCTCAGTCTTCTCAGTGACAGGAAGGAGCTGGCTCTCAATGTCACTTTTAACAACCTCTTGCTTATCGGCAGTCATTGGCTCCTCCTTAGTAGGTGTAGCCTCTACGCTTTTTACCTGAATTGTTGGCATCTTTGCCATGTCAACTGTTGGTGTTGCCACTTGCTTCTCAGGTAATGCTTGAGCTTTAACTGTAGCCATTGGCTCACTTCTTAACTCTTTTGTAGGCTCAGGAGTAACTGTTGGCTTCGTTTCAGCAACAGGTGTAGTAGTCGCAACCTCAGTCTTAACAGGAGCAGTAGTAGCTACAGGAGCAGTAACTTCACCTAATCCCATTAACCCCTTATACTTGTCTTTGCCACCTTTATAACCATCTCTTTCAAACAACGTAAATGAATAGTCTAAAGCCTCTTGGTTAGTTGCCAAGAGTTTTTGAAACTTCTCTAAATCGCCTTTATATCCATCTCTTACAAATAAATCAAAAGCGTATTTTACTGCTTCTTCATTCATTATTAGTCGTTGAATTTACTTGCTCCAACATAAGGACTTGGTTGCTGATTATACTGACTATTATAATAACTTGGTGTCATGACACCTATCCCTGGATTTTGATTAAATCCAAATGGATCTAATTCATATTGTATTTGTTGCTGTTGCTGTTGTACAGCAGGTGTAGGTCCAAACAGGTCATATTGCTTGACAAACTTTTTGCCCTTACCTGTCATGTATGCTTCAAACTCAGGATTGGTCATTGTTCCAACATCTAGTCCATACTTTTTCTGTATAGCCTGCTGTTGTGACATTGGCTTTCCATTTATCATATACTCAGGGCCTAACTGTCCAGCAGCAGCTCTCTTGCTAAACTCAGCCTGCTGTGCCCCAAATTGCTTACTAGCTTTAGTCTGCATATACAATGGCACCATCTCAGCACCATAGGACGCCATACTTGAGATGCCTTGGAACGCCTGACCCATTGCCGCTGTTCTAGCCTGCTGAGCGTCAGCAGCAGCCATCTGCGCACCCATAGCCTCACCCATATCCAACTGCACATTTACGTCTCTAAGCCTTGACTCCTCAGTAGCTGATAGCTTCTCAAGGTTCATAAGCTCCTGACCCATCTCAGTCCTAATACCTGCCTGTGCTTGGTTCTGCATAGCCTGTAGTCGGCCTGCTGTTGCCGCAGCACCTCTGTCAGCCTCTCTTGCTCCCTCTAGCGCCTGAGCGCCTGAGGAGAGCATCGCCTCTCTCTGTAGCTCGTACGGCTCCTTCTTGATAGCAAGCTGGTCATAGTAGTTTACCTCTAGCTTTTTACGAGCCTCGCTCATAGCTTGGTCTGCCTTAGCCTGCGCCTCCTTCATTAATTGATTCTGCTTAGCTGCCTGAGCAAATGACATACCTGTAGTAACTGCCGCTGAGCCTAGACCTATAACTGCTCCTGTAATTGCTGCCATATTTATAGAATTTTTATCATCTCACCAACATACTCATCGCCCTTTGTATAGCCGATTTCCTTGTATGTGTCAATAAGACTTTTGTTTTTAATCAGTGCGTAACAATACTCGTTTCCCAAGTTCTTACTTATCTCTGTCAAAGTTGATACCAATAGCATAATCGCTTCTTGTCGCATTGGCTTTTTGGTGTACTTCCTACTTGAGATTATCCAATCTACCCATGACACCTTTGAGTTTGTCATGTACATAAACCCTGCGCAGATAGGCGTATCGCCATCATAAATGATAACGCCACCGGTACCATCATCAGGCAAGAACGCCCTTGTTGGGGGGGTCCATTCCCACTCTTTCCACCACTCTACCAATATAGTATCGTAGTCATCCATTGTCAATGGTCTTATAATTAGTTTTTCCATAAACACAAAATTATGGAAAAGATTTCATAACTTCAGACTCTACAGCAAATAATTCTATTTTTGATGTAGAAGAATTTGTAATCTCAAACACACAATAGTGACCAAGCACCCCATGCGACTCAGCTACTGAGTTCTTGGTATAAAAGAAGTAAGCGTCTTGGACCGGTATTGGCGTAGTTCCAGGTATCGTAATGTCGATGACAATCTGATTGATCCCAAGCTTATAGTTCCTGTTTATTTGCGTTATCTCTCCTGCTAAGAATTGAGCTGTTGCTGGCGGCAATGTGAAGTATAAGATATCGCCAATGCTCATGATATAGCCAAGGTCAATTAGTGGTGATACTGAGAAGTCAATCGTGTCACCTGCTAGATTCACCTGATAGCTCTTACCGATACCATTGGTACTGCGTATAGCCAACTCTCCGCTCTCATCGTTACGGACAAATGCGAAGTATGACTGCTCTTTCTTTTCGAACCAAGTGTCAAGGATATAGCCTGAGTCTTGTATGTCCGTGTAGAGTATCGCGCTCCACGTTGCGTCACCCTCAAGATTAAGCGTCTTAAATAGCTTGTTCTCAAGAGGCACCTGATTGAATACGCTCTTTAGTGTGGTTGGCGTAAAGGCCAAGGTTTCATCACCAAGTATGGTCCACCAAGGTGCATAAAACACATTCTTTTTGACATTGACATTATGCCTGTATAGATTGCCTCCCTTGAACGTATAGAAGTATTGGTTCATCCCTATCATCCAATCAGGGTTGTATGAGTAGAATGAAGGCCATCCTGCTACAGCGTTACTGAACGAGAGGGTATAGAAGTCCTCGATAGGTAAAGGGTCCATTATTTATTTTTTATGATGCGCAATATGAATGGAATGCAATAATTACTCCGTCCTGTACTTGGAACGTGTCGTATGGTGCTGGAACCGCTAATGCCCTGTAGTATCCGTCAGGCAGGACATTCTCTCCGCTGCTATCCAGGAATACCCAATCGTATAGCCCTAGTGTGATGCCATCACCATTTACTGGTGCCACATAGTAGGTGTAGTTATATGGAAAGTTGCAGAAGAACTCAGGCGATACTGAAGTCACACCAAATGTACCCAGGAATGATGGCAGCTCTAATGGGCATGAGATACCAACTATAGCCTCAGAGTCAGGGCATATCCCCACGATCGTCACGTTGATATATCGCTCGGTAGCATTTGTCTTTGGTATCACCATTACGCATAGGTCAGGATTGCCTGCTGTCAGCTGTATCTCACCGGCAGATACCGTGACGCTAGATGTCCCAACAGGGATATAGGCAGTCTCGTCCCAAGCATATAGGTCAAGGCTTACAGGAGTACCAACGACAATGCAGTCATTAGGTATATCACCTATGTATGTGTATGCCGTACTTGGTGTGCCTGCAAGTAGCCCGAATCCTTGAGAGCTTAATTGGTTGTAGACCACTGAGTCATAGTCAACCTTTATGCCATTGACAGTGCTATTAACAGCTATGGTGATTATAACAGCCCCCACTGACGTTGGAGTATTCCCTGCGTCAAATGTGATGGTATAGATACCCTGTAGCGATGGAGCCTCTACTGTGCCCTTGCACTCAGTGCCGCAAGTAGGACAAGCCTGAGCAGGAAGTAGTACTCCTGACACTTGTTGTCTTGCTGTGGCTCCGTCATAGTAGTAACCATCAGGAGCGACTGTGGTAAGCCCTGGGTCCAAGAACACTGTGGTCGCTGATGCTAGTGTTGGGCAGTTTAGGTAAAATGTTTGTTGTACTGGCATAATTATTTTTTAATCTCCACATCCACAGCTCTCCATATAAATAATTGGATTGCCTTGTAAAATTGTGTAATTGTCTTTGTCATTTGGTATACATAGGCTTATTGACGAGTTAGGTGCCAATGTCTCCGTGTATGTCTCAGGAGAGCCGCATAAGCCAAGAGGGAACTCTATAATTGCATCCTCGGTTGCAGTCTTTGGATTTGAGAATACATACGAGTTGCACTCAGCTAGACATGGCTCACAATTACAACACACCTCATCAAGTGCCGTAGGGTGATAGCAAAGCTGCACACCAATAGATGAGCGCAAGTCCCATATAAGATATAGATACTGCCCATCAACCGTTGGAGGCACTGTAAATGCAGCATTGTAGATGCCGGTAGATGGATTTAAAATAGGCGTGGCTATACTAGATACTGCTAGCAATGCCTGCATATCCACGTCATTGTTTCCATAAAGTATATTTTTCCTTGCATATCTGAACTTGTTCTGCCCTGGCTCAAATACATACGACACATATGGTGGCGTCTCATTTATCTGCAATGTCATTAGTGACCCCTCCGGTGGTAGGCTACCCTGCCCCTCAAAGCCACTCGTTGTAAGGTAGTATGACACCAATGGGTTATTTGTCCCTGACGTAAAGATAAAGAAGTTCGACTGTATTGGTGAGGTGAATGGCCCATTGACATAATTAAACTGCTTTAATGTAGTCAATCCTGCATCGCAGTCATCTGTGAGTACTACCTCTATTAGTGTCATCGGTACAGGCACTGGGCATCCAACAGTTACACTAAGCACAACATTGCCTGTGGCTGTAATAGTAACCGTTCCTGTAGATGGAGATTGATAAATCTTAAAGAAGTCAAAGTATCCTGATGAAGTTTGCGGTCCTGATGTATAGATAGTTCCATCATATTCTACCTCAATAACAAAGTCAGCAAGAACATCAATAGTCTGCACTAACCAATCCACATTCACTGGACCAACTTTGGTAGCAAAGTCTACACAGAAATCTATCGAAGATGTCAATTTGCCTTGAGCAAATGTGAAGGTTCTAGTGATACCACACTTGATGCAATCCTCCTCCATTGGTATCTCTCTATCGTTTAGCGTCAGCACATACTCGTTCATATATGGGTCGAACGCTCCGAGCTTTTGGTTGTTGAACCTTGCGATGAACTCATCTCTAAACCATGTTCTCATGTTCATATCAGAGATGACCGCTAGCTGCTCATTAGAGTATGAGTTGCCTTTAAGCTGTATTACTGCGCCTCTCTTGGCATCAGTAAAGAATTTGTCATATCCCCACTTTGTATAACTCTCAGGGTTGAAGCTTATGCCATAGTTCTCGACTCTCGCTATCTGTGTACCCAATACCTCAGGTACCGAGGTGATAGCACCACCGGCAGCAGCATCAGACAATAAGTTCTTTCCTGCAAGGACGTATGACACCTTGTCCTCTTGTAGAGTCAATACGTCAGTCTCTCTACCATCAAGGATGTATATGGCTCCGAATGATAGCTCAAGGTTCTTATAGTTTAGCAATGCTCCGTTGAACTCATTAAGCTTATTTACATTGGTCTCAGGGTTGTACACACCGCTATAGGTGATGTCAGCAAAGCGCCTTGACTCTTTATAGTCTTGAGCGGCTACTGTTGTCACCCTGTTGCCAAGGTTAAAATCTCTCCCGATGATTGAGTCTCTTATCTTGTAGCTCTCGGCACCATTACCAAATGCAAAGCAGTTAAAGAACCCTGTTTGGATTATTGCAGGGGTGCTTGTTGCTATGTCTTGCGATTGATCGCCAGGGGCACCATTTGATAGGTGATTGCCATTTGCATCAATCGGGAACGATAATTCGTTTTCGAAGAATACATCAGGTAGCGTATCAATTGGTTGTGTCTCAAATATAATCGACTCTGCTGTTCTAAACACAGTGATATTTGCAATTACTCTTGATTTTCTATTTTGAGTTGAGCCACAAGCCCAAGTACCTGACATATATAGCTCTAATGCCCCAGTTATTGGATGCAGGTAAAATCTCCAATAATTATCACATAGTTGACCTGATGTGATTGTCCCATTGGTAGGTATAAAAATATTATTTACAGGACAAGCACCTCCTCCAACTTCTTGATCCCCATCATTTAAAGTACTTGCAATATTATCATTTATAAACCAATCTTCCATATTTGCATAATTAGAAGATGATGTATAAGTCTTTTTTAATGTATATATCCTCTTTTCGCAAGCGTTTCCTCCAAAGCCTATTCTCTCAAATCTTATATCAAATACAATAACAGTTCCTGCGTCAACAGTATATGGTATATAAAATCCTGGATTTGATGGGTCCTCTAAACTCATTGGGTATGCCAATATAGGTGACGTTCCAGAAGTAGAACTTACCGCAGTAAGTGTTCCAAACTCTATTGTAGAATATGACAATGGATTCACAGAGAAGCCATTAGCCTTTATTTTCATATAGACACCAGCAGGAGGAGTTGGTGTAATCAAAGGGTCAAACCCAGATTGCTTTGCCTCCTTTTCTAATACGGTTGCAAAAACGCAGGTCTGCATCGGTCCTTCACTATCTGCCTTTACAGTTAACCTATCTCCTTCCTCTACCTTCCTTGGGTTTTCTCCTTGAAGCAAGAAGTATGTTTCTTGAGTAGAACTATTGGTAAAAAATATACTTGAGTAAATAGTCTCATATCCTGCCTGATTTGCCTTGCATACAAACTTATACCTCTTAGCCCAATAAGGAGCAACTTGTGTTGTTGGTATTGTTACTGTAATTGAGTTTACAAGAGATGAGTAACTACATGGAACATGAACAGTATTTAATGAGCTTACATTTGTCAAAGTTGATCTACCAAACTCATCCATATAAACAATACCAATCTCATAATCTCTATTACTGTGCAAGCTTTTTTGGCTTGATAAATCCTGCAATTGGACGCTAGCATTTTTAATGGTACCAAACAATGCTACTAAATCAAATGGAGGAGTTTGAGTATAATCATAATACACGATAGCTAAAAACTGTAAAGAAAAAACATTACTACTTGGAGAAGCTGTTATTGCTATCGGCTGTCCATTTGCTGTGATTCCACTCTCATATTTAATCCCATTGTATGCAAATAATGAAAAGAACTGAGGCCAAGCACAATTGTATATATCGGTAAAAGTTAATCCATCGCAAGAGTCGTCACCTCCAGGAGTTGGGTTGTATATAGGCTTTATATTTGCTGCTGTTCCTATTGCTTGTTGAAATTCTATGCTTGTTGCTAATTGATAAGGTGAGCTATAGTTTACTGGTAGAGTAAAAGTAAAACTGCAACTTACGTCATAACCAAAAGTAGAAAAAGTGTTAAAGGTTATATCAAATGCCAATATCCTACCTTGCAATAATGGTATACCTGTCAAATCTATGTCTAGCTGAGTATCAGGTCTAGTACAAGGGGGAGAGCAAGGATTAAAATAGGTATTCGAAAGAGGTAAAGAACTATCGCTAGTAGTAGATGGAATATCATTTGTTCCAATAAACTGAGATACTAGTGCAGTAGTATAGTCAAATCTTACATCTTGCCCATTACTATCGATTATGTTATATCCATCTACATAGTTCCCATACATCAACCTGTTGCCCATAATTGTTTGAGCCTTAGCTAATCTTGGAACATTGTCATAGAGTCTCAATAGCTCTGACTCTGGTAGGATAGTAAATATTTTATTATTTATAAATAAGTACGTTTGAATAGTATTGTCTGCCCATCCCACATTCTGCTTAGTGAATCGCTCGATTACTTTTATAATATTTCCTGTTGAATCTTTATATAGTAAATCAATACCAACTACTAATGGACCACCTGTATTAAAACTTACATTAACAGCATTAAACTTGTTCTCCATTCCTTGATTAAGGAAGTTGTTTGTGCTGAACTGAAAAGAGCTTGGCTCAAATGCAATCTCAGACCATTGAGATGTAGCGGTGTATTCCCCATCAATGTATTTATACCTATAAGCAAAGCATAAAAACCTATCCTCAAGATAATTTTCCTGACCATCTACCTCAATAAGAGCTATTGTTGGCGCTTCGGTAGGTGGCTTCTTGATTACAAGTATTGTCTCTCTGAGCAGGTCAGGCTGTCCATTATAGTCAACACCTGCCCCATTAGGATTAGCGTAGCCCCTATTGATATTGATGAACCTAGGCTGATTATAGTCATCAGTCCAAAATAATAAATCCTCAACAATATCTACCCCTGTAATCAAATAGTCAGGGTTGAAATTCAATGTAGTATTTACTCCTCCTCCATCGTCCATGCTAATAATATGATATGTCAATGCCTGAGATACCATATTAAAAGAAACCACTAGGTCAATCTTATTAGTATTTGACTTATTAAACATCGGATCATGAACAAACCAATACAAAGTCTCGCGAGCGCTGTCATTGATCGCACCGATACATCTAGCATCAGTACTCAATGGATTGCCAGCATAAGATAACACAGTCAATGGCAAGTTACCATTCGTATTCTCAATAACTCCTGCCTCCGACTTCTCTGTCGATCCCATCCTGACATTCATAGCGTCAATGTACTCCCCATCAGGGACTACTCGCTCATCGAATGTCTTATTCATTTTACCGGCAATAAAGTTCCTTGTAAAATTCGCCATTGTTATTTGATTATCTTATCCATTCCTCTCAGATTCATTAAGAGCCTTCCTGGATGAATGTTGCTGATTCTTATTTTTGCATTTCTTAAAAGCGCCTGCTTCTCCTTTCTAGCTCTCGCTATAATGTACTCCTGTACACCAAGCTTGCTATTTAGTATCTCATATCTGATATAAGCGTACACATACTGCTCAAACAATTTATTTACCGAGATAGCCGAGTTGTCACCATTCTCCATACCATCAGACACATACTCAAGGATAACTGTTGAAGATAGATTGTGATGGTGGTTTGGATCGTTATTATTATTGTGGTGGTTATAACCCAAGATTGCGCTGTCAAAGTTTATTACCCCTGCTTTCTTGTCAATGTTAAACGTAGGGTTGCGATTAGCTGTCTCTGTATTGAGACCAAATCTAGCACCTATGCTATGCTCAAAATACCAATTGCCGTCACAGCAATATCCCTCATGTCCGTGAAACTGATGGCCATGATTGAGGTAAATACTTTTCTTGGTTCCTTTGATTCGATCGTAGTCAATGTTTGAGTACTGTGGTTCCAAGATGTTACCATTTTGGTCAAACAAAATATTGCAATCATTGTCCTGCAAATAGGCCTTTGATGATAGTGTTTGTATATTCTCAGAAAGAGGCAACAGAGTTCCATTCACATAAAGCGAGATGCGCACCCAGTTGACAAAGTCATGCGGCAGCACATAGCGTAGCTGGTCGCAGACGCTAAGCTCAAGGACTTTAATCTCCTTGAATGCGTCATAGTTCAACTCCTGAATAGCTCTCTTTGCGTGGAACAATGTCTTATATCGCTCCTCGTTATTGACCAATGAGTGATTGCCGGTGTACATCAACTGAAAGTTGTTGACGATGTCGAACAGGCTAACATATTGGTACGAACCCCAATTGGCATCCGTTGGATTATTGCCATTATTGGTGTAATACTGAAAATTTGATATATATGCCATTTGTTATGAATTTACAGATTGTTGTTGCTCCTGAGACATAGCGAATTGAGCCACCTCAGTCTCGCGAATGCTAATGCCACAGTACTGTAATATTTTCATTGCAAGCTTGTACTCATCCTCAAGTGGCAGGTCAAAGTCCTGGTAGTCAGGCTGTGATTGGTCAAATACAGGCTCACCACTAGCAAGTGAGATGTATGTCCATTTCGGTGGTCTTGGGTATGCAAAGTAAACCGCCTGCACAGCGCCATACCCTGATACGCTAACTGGATACACAGTAAGAACATTGCTATTAGACAATGTGTACGCAGGATACTGAGCAGATGGAGTAGTGAGCAGGGATTGGTTTAGCATAAGTATTTTACCCATTGTCACCTTCTCAGCCTCGCTGATCACCGATGCCTTGTATACCTTATAGTCTTGGCCTATAGCCGTAAAGATGTCATCTGTTATATCAAGGGCTGTAGCTGACACGCCTGTCACGAATGCACTCTCATTGAGAGTGGTATTGACAACTACGTCACCAATAGATACGCCTGTCGTTAAAAAGTTCGTACCGGCATCAATCAATTGGTATGACGGTACAGTGTTTGTATTGGCTCCTGATGCCAACACAGTGGTGTAGCAGTTAACTCTATTTATCAAGTAGTAGTCAGACCCTGTTGTTGTTAGCGATGGAGCGAAGAAATTATTGCCGATGTAACCTGATGCAGCAGGGCTTGGTACAAGGAACTTAGTAGTAATAAATGTCTCTAGCAGCTCTGCTATAGGTTGCTCTAAGTCTGCATAGTCAGTGCCTGCCATGCGACCATTCTCCATATTTATAACCTTGTTGTATGCGGCAAAGTACTCCTCAAATATCTCCATCTGAGCTTGCAATGCATACAGGTTGAAGTCAGCCGGTGAGATGTACCCATAGTTGTTCTTGTTCAGAACAGACTGCACTGTATTTCTTACTGAGTTGATCATTCTCTATTTTTTTACAAATATAAAAAAAAGAGGGCATATATTTACACCCTCTCTTACTATAACTCTAAAATATTTTCACTTGACTACGTTAAGTATGTCTCTAACATCTTTAGCGCATCAAGGCCTTCGTCACTTTGTAAGAACTGTCCAGCAAAATCATGTGGGTCAGCACCGAATGGTATTGAACACATTTTCTTTTTGTTGGATGGTGTAGTAAACCAAATCTCTCTGTCATTATTGCGGAGAGCCAATAGTCTCTTTTCGAAGAATAGCATAATCTTGCCTTGGTATTTTAACTCAGGGTCATTTATGGTTTGCATAAATTCTCTTGGGTATGATTTGGCAAAAATAAGCATATCTCTTTTAAGTTCTGCCGTTGAGATAGCTGATGGGTCTTTACCGAATAACACCCTTGTCATAATCTCAAGCTGCTCAATACTTAAACCTCTAGCTGCAATCAATGCATCTACCTCAGTGTTTAAGTCCTCAACTTCTTCAAATGCCTCTCTCTCCTTATCTACCTCTTCAAATACTTTTCCATTCATTGGATGATAATGCATAAAAGCTTGAAGGGCAGGATTTGTTTTTGAAACAGTTAAAAGTCCATCTTCAAAAATAATAGGCTCTAAAATAGCGTTACCATCTTGCTCATCCTCGAATGGGGACTTTTGATTTGACGCATATCTCAGCGCTCTGTTTATATTGTTCTTTTCATCATACCACATCAATGGGAACCTTGAATTATTTCTTGATGCCAATGTGTATGACAATGGAGATGAGTCTCCTCTTAATCTATATACCTTATCAGTAGGTACCATTTTCTTTAACTCAGACATATATTTAATTTGATTTAATTTAAAAAAAAGGAGAGTGCCGTAAGACACTCCCCAGTATTCACCTTATTAACCGTATCTAAACAAAACGAAGTTGTTGGCACCAAGGGTACAAACACAACGTTCAGAAAGGAAGTTTACTTCCATTGCATCCAAGTCGCTAGTAGCAGCACCACCGGCAGACCCTGTAATCCAAGTCTTGTATCTACGATCCTCAGACTCAGTTGCGCGGTAGCGAACATGAAGGAATGGACGCTTAGCGTTTTTGCCCATAATCTGGTCGTAAACAGAAGTTGAACCGGCAGGAACCATAAGACCTGTAATTGTACCAAAGGCAGCAGCGTTTGTCGAAAGACCTCCACGCATAGTTGGATCATTCAAGTACTTCCAATCTGATTTGTAGAAGTCATAACCACGTCTGAAGCCTGAGAATCCAAGATTCAAAGCCATAGTTACGTCATTGTCAAATAGACCGTAAGAAGCACCGTAAGAAGGAGTACCAACAGCAGTTGTACTTGCACCGTTAAGGCCTGCAAGCATACCGTCAATGTCAAAGCTCAATTGACGATTTACAAACAATACATTCTCCTCAATAGCTCCTTGCTTGTCAAGACGTTGTACGATTGTATCCCAATCAGCAAGAGATGTTGGCGTACCACCACCCCATACGTTACCACGACTATTTACAACGTAGAAGATACCTTCAGATCCTTTGTTACCAACAGTGGTGTTAATAACCTGAGTAGCAGCACCAGAACCAGCAGCAGCAGGAACTGCTTCAATCATTGCAGTCTCCATGTAGTCCTCAAAGCGAAGACGAGTCTCATGCTCTGATTTTAGGTACCAAAGGTAGCCAGTAGCACCGTTCTCAGTTGTAACCTCAACCCATCCAATCTGAGCCATATCAGAACCATTTACAGCGTAACGGTCTTTTAGTATGATTGGAGAATTTGAGTATATATCAGGTTCAGATTCAAGAGAACCAATCATTCCATTAGTTCCTTTCTTAAATTCAGAACCATAAATAAATACTGTACAATTACTTGTAGCTCCAGCAAATGTTTGACCACCTGCTTCGTAATAAGCAACAACAAATGTACCCGCAACACCAGCACCACCACCTTGTGTTACTGTAGTTACAATACCTTTATTTGAAAGATTAGTAGTTGCGTCTTGAATAAATACAGTTTGTCCTACTCTAATTGCAACAGAACCAACACCATTCGCTGAGGGAACTGTGTATGTTGCAGTATTAGTATTTATGACGCTACCTGATGTACATCCTGTATATTTAATGTGCAAACGACCTTGTTCTGACCATTTTACTTGGTCAGAGTTTGAAGGCATCTCAGCACCTACAAGGCGCAAGAATGATGCAATTGTTCTGTTACCATAACGCTCAAATTCCTTCTCATAAGTATCAGGAAGATACTGATTCAAGAAATCGAAGTTGGTAATATAGTTTTGTTGTAAAGCCAATTGTTCCGCTGATGGTTGCAACGCAAACGTAGGACTTGCTAATACTGAACCTGCCATTTTTTTAAATTTTTAATTTGTCTACAATTTTTTTATACTGCGGATTTTTAAGCTTTTTCCATGGTCAGGATTAACCGCTTTAACCTGAAACCCATCATTCCCCCTCGTTGTCTCATTTGCCTTACGCTCAGACATATTTATATTCTTAGTCTTACGCATAAAGTCATCTGCTGCATCAGTCATACCTTGCTCATAAAAGAACTTGGCAAACCTCTCAGGGTTCATTGCAACAGCCAAAGCCTTATGGTATCCACCTGCATCTTTAATCAAGCCGCTATCATCGATAAACTTACCGATAAAGCTTGATGGATTTGAGTGTAACTTTTTAAGCTCATTAGCATCCCCAGGATTAAAATTAAGCTTTTTGTTATTGACACTAAATTCAAAACCTTTGAAATTACCATCAAATACCTCATTGGTTTTTTGTTCAAACCATTGACGCTTACGATTATTCTCCTCCTCGATCGTCTTAGCCTGTTGCATATATTGACGATAAGCATTGAACTCCTCTTTCTCTTCCTGAGACATACCTGCCGTACTTGACTCAAGGGGCATCTTATACATCTCCTTTTGAGAGTTGAAAAACTTCTTTGCCTCATTAACAGCTTTCTTTCTTGACAGCTTTGCCTTTTTAATATAAGACTCGTCATCAAGGTCCTCGTCATACCTGTAATCATCCAACATCATCTCAACGTCATCTTCGTCAAGACCATCTTGTGTAGATAACAAGTACTCTTTAATTAGCTGCTCTTCCGGAACAGAATCGAAATCTTTCTTCAACTTGATAAAGTCTTCGAATCCTCTTCCTGTGTCTTTTCTATATTTCATATAAGCAGCTACATCCTCTGGCATCTCCTCTGAGTTACGCTCAGCCATCAATTCATCGAATGAGTTAATCTGCTTGTTGTATCTTTTCCCTATATATGAAAGAACGTCTTCTTCTTTTAACTCAGGCTCCTGCGAGAAGCTTTCCTGCGGTGCATCTTGCGACAATGACTGCTCATGCTTCTCAAGAAGTTCCTTTTCTACCTCTTGAACACTCTTAGGTTCTGTTGAGTCTAATATTCTTACTGCTTTAAATTCCATTTGATTTTATTTTAATTATTTGCAAATTTATAAAAAATTTTATTAAGTAGTATTATCTCGGATTAAATTCTGCTAAATCAAATCCATCTAAGCTATCTTCGTTGCTTTCAAAGCTCAATGGAGGTAGATTATTCTTTCTCTGATTGATGAGTTTTGACTGCTGAGTGTTCTGAATACCTATGCGCTTATTCTTCTCCTCCTCTCTTTTATTCTCTCTGCTCGTCAATAAACTTGACTGCATCTCGTGCATCTTCATATTGTATTGAAACTCCTCTGCCATTAGCTTAGACTTGATTCCTGCTTCGAACTCCATCTTCTTCATTTGCCCCTCTATCTCTGCCTGGATAACCATTGTCTTTGACTGGGCCTCAAGTTGTATCTTTTGCACTGCCATCTCGGCCGCCATCTGTTGAGATTGTAACTGCTGCTGTGACTGCATCGCCTGCTTTTGCATCATCATCTGCTCCATTCTCTCGGCATTCTTAACTCGCTTGAGCTTCAGTAGCTGATTGGCTAGCTTGAGATTTTTAAGCTCTCTAATGTCAATAGCATCCTCAAGGTTGATGTCACCTTTCGATAAGGCTATTTGTATATTGGCTTCTAGTTGTGCTTTCTGCTCCTCATCAGGGGTTACCTCAATGAATATGCCAAAGTCATAAATATATAACTCTTTGATATCATTTAAGATGGAAACATTGTATCTGCCAATTCTCATAGCAAAGTCCTCTTTGAAGTCTGAGTACTCTAATACGTCAGATACCCTGTAGGTAATCGCCTCTGCTAATTTTCTGTAGATAAATAATGCACTCTCAAGGATGTGTCTTGTTGCTGTATTTGAGTTGAGTGCTGCCATCTTCTGTAGACCCACCAAAGAGTTCGGGTCAGGCGTTGAGCCATCTCTCGCCTCATTAAGACCTGTTACGGTCCTAATCATGTCCATATAGTGCTGGTAGTTGGCGATGAGCATTTGCGTCTTTGCTGCCCCTGAGTTTGACGTAAGCTGAGTAATCGGCACCCTAGCATTATTGAAGTCACCATCTTGGGTGAAGCTTCTACCGATAACACTACCTGTTTGGAAATAGAGCCTTAGTGCGTCCTCAGGGTTATATGCGGCACCTGTACCTAGGTCAACCTCATTTAGGCCGTCAGCGTCAATGAATACACCGTCAGGCACAACCCTGTTGATGACCTGCTGTAGCTTTAAGTGAGTTATCTGAATCAAGTCAGCGAATGGTATCATCCTTCTTACCAACGACTCAATAACCCCCTTGTACATCCTTGGGGCACAGGCCACAAACATTGGCATTGCGTGTTGTGCTGATGACTTTGGTCTGACCATATTCTCAGCCATCTCCCATTTAACCAAGTAGTTGGTCCCCATTACCATGACACCCTCATACCACACGTCAATGGTCTTATCAACCTTCTCGAAGTTACCCTCCTCCATCATCTCTGCCGGAGGATTGAACGTATCGTCCTTTGGTATCATCTTGACCGTGCCTGTCTCTGTTGTCTTCTTCTTATAGACTATCTTTTTGGTTGTCTTATAGTTAAAATATAGCAGAGTGCAAGTGTCCCTACTAAACAAGCTATTCTCATAGAATCTTGCAACATTATAATAGTCGTACCAAGACTGGCTGTATTGTGAGATTTTTTGTAAATCATCTTTTGTTAGTTTTGGATTGATTTTGTACAGCTCCGTAAGAGGCAAAGTTTTAATCTCACCCCAATAGAAGCAGTCTTCAAAGAATGGATCCTCGGTATAGCTATAGACCAAATTAGCCGGATCTACATATGAAATCCTTACACCTTCACCTAGTAAGAACTCGTGCTTTGCCACTGCTATACCAAGTACAGTCATGTCATAGTCTAAGCGCTTTCTCGTGTCGTAGTAGTGGTTCTCGTCAAAGATTGTGTTTATTGCTACCTCCTCTGCTATCTCAATTGCAGGCTTGTAATTTATTTGCATATACAATGACAGCTCCTCGTCATTCTCAGGTAGCGTGTTCGGGTCTGTAACAAATGGATTGGCGCCTGTGAACTTTTGGATTGTCTCAAATATTGGCTTGCCAATCATCTGAGTCTCTATCATGTCTTGGTACTTATTGCGCTTTGCCAATGACATAGCATCATGGGCGTATGCCTTTGGCTTGAATAGCCTGTCAGCCATTCCGTTCACTACAATGTCAACAAACTTTGGTATAACTGGAACAGGAGTCCAATCGATATTCAAATAAGATAAGTCACCATCAATCGCTAGCTCGTTCTTATACTTTGCTACCGACTGCTCACCCCTCGCATAGAGCCTAAGCTTATGGAACTCTCTCCATCTGCTGTAGTACCTACAAGATGTACCATCCTTTCTAAACCACTCATATTGGATTGCCTGTCCAACTTGCAGCCCATAGCTTTCTGATGCCTTCTCTGCGTCAGTTGCCCATTGTTTAGGGAAGTCCGAGTACTGTATGTCTATGATTATATCTTTCATTTCATTATTTGACTTGTTAATCCATCGTTTGTATATCTAGCAAAGTTAATAATTATTTTTGATTCTTTCTTCTCTGGCATATAAAGGTGTTTCTGATTTGCCATAATTGCTAATCCTGAGCTGATTGCAGCGTCATATTTAGTCCTGTCGTTTATATCAAACTTTGCCCAATCTTCAAGTGTTTTTGTAAATGGCATATTACCAATTATGTCAGGCTCTCTATATGCACCGCTATAATCAAACCCTATAAACTTCTCGATGTATGACTCGATTGCAGAGGCGTGAGACTGCTTGACATCCTCAGATGAGTTAGGTATACCACCTAGCTCTCGCTCTGTCTTTGTCAATTTGTTAAACTGCTTATCTGGTCTGTTCATACAAAATCCTCTGTATCCTCTGTTTTTAAAATGGTACAATAACCTTGGTTTATTATTCTCTATAAGTATTGGCATTCCGTAGTAAACGCAAGCCATAAGTACTTCCTCAAAAAATATCTCTGCTGTTTGTGGTCTTGCTATATATTCCAAAAAGAACTCATTCACCGGAGCGTCATCCATGTGGAACTTTGTCATCCCATGCAGTGATCCACATGACCCTCTTCCTCCAACAACTGCTGAGATATCATATGGGTCACATCCAAACGATCCTAAATGCTCATTACCTGGATGCATGATTCCATTCCTTGTATGTATATTGTTCGCATAATGTGCAGGAGGAAACCAGCTAATTAAAAATCTTCCATTTTTATTTGGAGTCCATACAACCTTTGTGTCTTTAATTCCGTCTTTCCAAGAGAACGAGCCTCTTGTCATGTACTGCTCTTTGATTAACGAGTCATTGTAATCAATTTGCTGATATATTTTAGTCAGGTTAAATATCGCCTGTTTGCTCTCATCTCTAAATGCGTGGGACTCTGACCTTGGAAACTGACGATAGAACTCATTCAATGCATCGGCATCATTCTTTAATGACGCTGCCTCATTCTCCCAGTAGTCAATCGCTCCATTTGATATCTTGCCCTTATCGACTCCCTCTATTGGCTTCTCAGGCTTCCTGAACACAGGCATACCGTACTTGTCAATAAAGCCCTCCATATTCCACTCCATTGGGATGAATAAGGAGTATAGTCCACTCTTTGTCTGACCATTGGCATTTCTGTTCTCTACATTTGAGTCATAGTATAAAGACTTGAAGTTGTCACCACCCTTATTCAAGGCATTTGAGGTAGACCCCATCATACACTTGCCTATAACCTTGCTACCCAAACGCAAACAAGTTTTTGTTACGCGCCAATTGTTTAGGATGTTATTTGGCTTTACCCATTTGCCTGACTCGTCATGAGCCAGGAACAATAGCTTCTCACCGTCATATGAGTTCTCCTCAGTATTCTTCCAGTCAATAGTAGTATCCAATCCGACTATGTCATTTTTATTGACCTCGTGCATATTCTTCTTGGTAATCTTCGATGCTGGAACGCGGAACGCCAACTCTACCTTTGGCTTGTCCATACCATCCATTATTGGCTTGAAGAAGAACGGCAGCTTATTGTTGATCGGGACCACCTTGTCGGTAAACATCTTCTTGGCATCAGCACCGGTCTTTGACAAGATGCCTAGTCGCGCGTCCTTTACTAATGTTGCGAGATTTACGCACTCGGAGGATGACATGAATGAGAAACCTGAGCGTCTTATCTTGAGGTATATCATTCCAAAGCATCTTGGGTCCGCTTTGCAAGCCTCCCAAAATAGAAAGAAGATTCTATTCGCTTCTCGGAAGTCAGGATACCCTACGTCAATGCTTGACCATTGTAGGTACATATAATGAGACCCTGTGATATAGTTAGGGGTGCCATTATTCATGAACCAATAGCCTTGCTCGCGATAATCGAACTCGGTCTCTATATAGTCAACCCATTTATTTTTGAACTCGTTTGGCTTGTCATTCCATTGGAAGATTGAGTTTATCTTCTCAAGTTCTTTTGGTATCGGATTTCGGTCCCAGTATTGCTCTGCTTTTGAATCGCTCCTTTTGTAGCAGTTCTCCGGTGCAGGAGGAAGGGCTATGTTTATCCCTGATACGTTTATAACCTCACCTATCTGCCCGCTCTTTGAGATAACAATAATGTTGTACTGCTCATTGTAACCGTACAGCCAAGAGCGAACTCTGTTTTTATTAGTAATCGCATTTAAAGGAATTAAATCCTTCACGACATAATAAAGTCTATTTTGATCGTCTTTCTGCAAAACCTTGTTTTGAGTCTACTTTACTAATACCTCTCTCTATGTAATCAAGAGATTCTTTCTCGGATTCTATTCTACTGAGTATTTCAAATGCGTCAAATATTGCCAACTTCTTGGATGCTGCTGCATTCTTTAACTTATCTGCTGATATATCGCCCTCTTCCTGAGTGATGATACTCTCCTCTGCAACCTTTATCAATTCCTCTATGGCCTTGTATCCAGAGTTTATTATTTTAAGCTTTAGCTCTCTGTTGCTCATACCGGATCTAGTTTCATTGTCACAAAATGGTCATACATCCTATATAGCTTTTCACCATCAATTTCAAATTCGTACTCCCCATTAGGAGCGAAGCAGATAACGTCACCTTCGTTAACGCCCTTACTTCTTAGATATTCATTAGGGTATTTCATTGTACCCATTAAAGGCTCAAGTGTGAACGGTTTTTTTATGTAGCTTTCCTCAGCAGGGATAGGCTTTACGAAACAATACCTATCATATGCTTGCCACTTGCCGTCACTCTTATACAAATAAAACTGCTCATCATCAATAAAGAACAGGTCCTCCTTGAAAAAGCTCTTACCGCTTTTGCGTCTTCCCTTAATGTCGTTGTAAAACTTAAAGACATTATGGTGGACGATTAAGGTGTCCCCTGGTCTTATTGGACCGCTGTAATCTATAGGTGTCTCTATAACCTCAGCATAACGATTTGAGAACTTAAACTCCTCCTCAGAGGTGTTTATAATGAACTCAACACCGGCTATGCTTTTTGTGTTGTTATATCGACTCCCATTTACAGGCTTTACTATAAACTGAGTCGGTGATTTCATTAAAAATCTATATTAAATTCGATTGAAATTGGAATAGTATCATTAAATTCTTTCCACAGGACTATTTCCTGTTTCTTATTTATTATGTAGATTCGGATAGATCCTGATTTGTCAATTTTTATAAGATGAATCTCATTGGTGTCACCTAGGACTTTCTGCCCGACAACATAATGCATTGCGTTCTTATAATCAGAACCTATCGATATCTTCCTTACATCCATTACGATATTTTATTAACCGTCAATATTACTGATGGTATAGCAGGTATACCAACTACAGGAGATGCATCATAATGCAATTCTCCATTGGCATTGTTTGTGTACCAACCTATTTGGCAATTTGATGGCAATGAAGGGATATAAATAAACCAATTCCATGCAGCAACAGTAAGGTCTCCATTATTCTCAAGCGTTACTGCTGTAGCTGAGTTTGGAACAGCAGTGCCATCCTTTATAAGATAAATGTAGAAAATGGTAGCTCCTCCACCACCTGTCTTTTTAAGCTGTGCTGAGAATTGTATATTATAAACACCTGAAGCTGAAAATGTTATTTTAGTAGGATTCCCAAATGCATCATTTGCTATTGTTATTCCACTCACAATATCATTTGACCCGAAGTTCATTACCTCCAATGTACTACCTGTTGTTGTCTGAGTAACAACATCATAGAATGAACCATAAGTAGGAACTAAATAAGCTGGTGTTACCCAAGTTGCAGGAAGTGCTGCTCCTTGACTTGTCAATATCTGACCTGCTGTGCCTGTACTAGCATTGACGTAGATAGCTTTACTTATCTCTACTCTGCTGTTTGCATCGTCAACTTTTATATAGGTGCCGTTAACAGCACTGCCCCAATCCCCAAGAAAATACCTGTTATTGACAAAGTCAACCAAGAATCCTGATATAGTAAATCCATTGTTACCTATTTGGAAAAAGTCTTGAGCGCCAGGGAAACATGAGATGCCTATCATCTCTGCGTCATCTGTTGTAATCCGTAATGATGTTGCTGTTAGTCTATGAATTCCCAAATTAACATTACCGGTTGCTCCAGTGTATGGGACATATGTTGTTGCGGCAGTAGATACAGGCAAATAAACAGTATTGTCAAGTGACCCATCCGCTTTTAAGAAGTCAGTCCCTAGTCCACCAGGAACTATAAATGCAAATGCTGTGATGTCATTAGCTCCCAAATCAACATTAAATAAGGCTCCTGTATAAGGTACATATGCTGTTGATCCAGGGAGGGATAACAAACTTCCTATAGTGAAATTCTTAGTGCTGTTCATGTCATTTACATCAGTGCCAATGAGCATATCACCAAGAGCCGGTGCTGTAGTAGCGTATGTACTTATCTTTGCCATTATTTATGTTTTTTGGGTGACCTCGCCTGTTTGTAGATTTATAACAGAGTCTTGGCCATATTTTGAAATTAGTATCCTTTCATATTCTGAGAACTCTTGACGCATAGCGTTAATCTGACCTAAGATGCCTTGCTTGGTTAGCTCTAATTCTCCTAATGCCATCTTTGCTTTAGCAAATTCATTATTCATTGCTTGAATCTTATCAAGATCTTCTTTTAAAACGTAATTCTTTTCCATTTGATTTAATTTGAATTTCTTTTAATTGAACTACCAAAATAATAACCGAATATTGAAATTACAATACCCTCAGTGATACCGATAAGATGAATCCACACTTCTTTGTTATCTATTGGTATTGTAAGGTAAACGATTGCATAAATCATAAAACAAAATGCTGCTAATCCTACCAATCCTGTAAGATAGAACAAAAAATCAAATTTTTGTAATTTTGCTATCTCTACTTCTCTACCTCTTGCCGACTCTCTGTCTTTTACCATTAGTTGCTCCATTTCAACAAGATCCTTTGCTAGGATTTCTTTGTCCTCATTACTTAAATCATCGGATAGGTTTATTAGATTTTTTACAATCCCTAATGTCCCATTACTTGGAAGAACATCACCTATGGTTTGAAGGATTTTTGGGGCTTTTTCTGCAAGAAATTTCCCTACTTTTGTGTCTTTAAATTTTTTTCTAGGCTTCATATTAGTGATTTTTTTCCATTCTTTCAACAATATTTAAAAGCTTTTTCATCATTGATGTGTTATTCTCTATGACGTTATTGTTTGATGATACTGTTTCTAAAAGTTTAGAACGGTCTTCTACCAAATAATTTTCAAGTCTTTTTTCAAGGTCCTGGATTCTTGCTTCATTCTTCTTATGCCATACGAAGAATTGCTTTCCCATAAAATAAATGACTGCAATCATTAGAATGGCAAAAATGCCTAATACCCCATAATTTGCGAGTGAGTTTAAATATGAGGGGAGTGGTTCGGTTTGGAGAAAAAGCATGGGTTTTATATTTTATATTCAATAATTGGTAGATATTTTACCCACCAGCAATCGATATTGGTGTTGTCATATATCTGATGCAAAGGTAATACCCAAACTCCATTTACATCTAATATTGGGGTAAATATTTTTTCATCTTTATAATGTTTTTTAGACAAAAAGTCTTTTTCCTCTTCATCTAGTAAACCGCCTAATATCATAGCTCTATAAGGGTGAAGTTAATTAGTTGATTTGCTTGGAAGATTTTGATAGCTTCGAACCATCGAGCATCGGGAACAACCATGCACCCTGCTGACCAATTGTCAACAAATGAGCCGGCACCTGCACGATGAAAGTTGATGCCATACCACCCTCTTGTTTTTGTTGTCTTATCGAGCTTTCTATCTTTGTTACCATCACGATAAATCTCGATTGAGCCTGTCTGCATAAAGTAAGGAGCACCGAGCCAAAGCGATTTCCAATTTCCACTTGTTTTAAATGTATGCGAAGCGAGAACTTGCTGCTCACAAGCTACAGCTGCACCTGTAATACCACCAACTGTCAAAGGATTGAAGATGTAAAAGTCTCCAGGAGTGGTTGAACACGACATAATCATATCAGCTATACTGTTCGAAAATCGAACAACATAGTCGGAGAACTTATTATCGAAGCTTTGATCTGTGCGAATCCACACCAAATCATTGACAGGTTTAACCCATCCACGTTTGGTCATCTCGGCATCGATGAACTGCTTTGCTCCTGCAAGGCTTAAAGGCCCGATAATGCCATCGATGGCACCTGAGTAATAGCCTTTGTCTTTGAGTATCTGCTGGAATCCTTTCATTAGTCTACGTGCGGTGGTTCTTCTGGTTTAGGAATATATTCAATCAAGGGCAAATCCTTTACCCATTGGAAATCAAGAGTGACGCATTGGTCAATCTCTTCAACTGAAATTATCCAATCGTTATTTATATCCTGTATTGGATTAAAGTAGCTGTCTTCATCATATAATTGACCAACAAGCTCATTTTTTTGCGATTCTGTTAATAGTCCTACGTATGTCATATTTGTCTTCCGAGTGTTGTGTTATATGCTTGCACAGCTGTGTAAAAATTGCCTATCTCTGCATCTGTTAAGCCATCACCCAATGATGCGAATGCGCATTGTTTTGTAGAGTAAAAAGCAACTGTCCCATTTCTATTAATAGCTCCTAAATAAACACTTGCAGTTGAAGGAGTTGCTGATGCTGTTGTGCCTGTTGCAAGTTTTAAATTATTACGCCATCCGTTTACAACATTTGATGCTGTTCTATTACCAACATAAAATGCTTTCGAATCAGTATCAGTATGTGTTATGTATGTACTTGTTGAGTTTATATTGTAATAAGTTAAATTTCCTGTTCTAATTTCTAAGACTAATTTATTGTCAAAAGAATTACCCCCATTTGCTGCACCAATTTCAACTTCTGTTAAGTTGCTATTTGTTCTGCTGTAATATGAAATGTGAGTGTTATTTTGAGTTAAAATTGTATTTGGAACTAAAAAAGAATTAGCAAAAGCATTAACGCCATTAGGAGTAGCACCATTTATTGTGTGAACCCATCCACCGCTGAACACTAAGCGAAACGCTGCGTTAGTGTCTTGTGGGTCTTTCAAATTCCATTTGTGTAGAGCGGCCGTACCACCTATCATTGGGTATATGGCTTTCATCTTAGTCCAAATGCTTGCTGCTTTCAAATTAACTACAAGCTGATTGATAGCTGATTGATTAGTTGCTCCAGTTAGACCTGATGCTGTAAAGAAAGCACTTGCATCAGCATCTATTATTGTCAATGCATTGCTTGTTGCTTCCGCTGAGCCTACTACATTTGTTCCAGTTACAGCGCAGGTTATTGCGAATGTTGCATCTGCTTGAACAAGGGTATATGTTGATGATGTAGCACTTGCTATATTGCTCCCATTTCTCTTCCACTGATAGGTATATGTAGGAGTAGGATTACCGGTCCAAGTTCCTGTAGTACTTGATAGCGTTTGACCCACAGTAGGAGTGCCTGAGATTACAGGAGCTACGGTATTAACAGGAGCAACACCGGTCCCTGTTATTGAATTACTGGTAGCGCTTGCAGATCCGAATGCATTTGTTGCTGTTACTACGCAGGTTATTGCTACATTATAATCAGCTACTACAAGGACATAGGTTGAATTAGTTTCTCCTACGATGTCAACTCCTGATCTTTTCCATTGATAGCCATATGTTATTGTAGGTGTTCCTGTCCATATGCCGGTGGTACTGGATAGGGTAGAGCCAATTGCACTGCTGCCAGAGATGACAGGAGCTACGGTATTAGACGGAGGAATTGCTCCTCCGCCTCCTGCGTTCCTTGTCTTTGACATTATTGTATTTGTTATTGTTACTGTTAGCATTTTACCAAAGGGCTAATATGTCAGCAGATGCACCTATGTTCCATACCTTTACAACTTGTACCGGCAAGAATGAGCCATTCTGCACATCTACAAATGTCACTATGTCATTACCTGCTGTAGTAACTTTTACATCACCACCTGTTCCTACATAAAGCACACAGCCTGTATTTTGACCACCGGCCATTGGGCTTGACTGATAGATAATATAATCTTGTGGGAAAGCTGTAAATATATTAGCGTTAAGCGTTAATATTGTTGGTGTAGCCGGAGATACATTTATAATTGTAGCAGAAGTTCCTGTTGCTGTATTATAGACAATATTGCCAGGATATATTTGAAGAGCAGGGAAATTTTTACCCGCATCGATCAATTGACTGGCTCCATTCGCTGTTGTTGTCCCTGACGTAGCTACTGCCGGATATGGGATGTCAGCGTTATCTGATTTATATACCTCAAGCGCTCTACTTGGTTGGATTCTTACGTTTGCCATTATTTTTTATTATTATATGGGAATAATCTATTCAATGAGTCTCTTCTTTCTTCACAGCCACAGTCTTGCCCTGTAGCTTTTGATACTACCTCGACAATTTTCTTTATGCCTGTAGCTTTGGTGATCTTCTCAATGGTATCACCTATACCTCTACTTTTTGTCATTATGCTCATAGTTATACTTTTTTTACTCTGTTACCCATACCCACAATTGACTTCTCTCTTTTCTTACTCTCTAGTTTTGCAGGGCTAATTTCGCTCTTCGTTTTTGGAGTCTGCGCAGATACTCTATTTGTTGGTCTGCAATACTCGTTTTTCCCTCCTGCCCCACAAGGCTTATTTGTTTTTGTGTCAACCCAGTTCTCTTTCTCCCATCTCTTTAGGCTTGTACCCTTCTCTGACTTCACAACATTGCCAGATCCCTTGCGGCACTTAGCTATAGCCTGTGACGCTCTTGCCGATGGGAACACATCGTATTGTGCTTTGACTTTTTTATAACAAGCATCTTTTGGCATATTATTTCTTCTTCTTAGGCTTGTTTATTAAAATATCTTTTTTCGCATCACTTACGTTTCCTTTCAAAAACTTCATTGGCCCGTCTAAAGATTTTTTAGATTCAAACTTAGCTGCTTTTTTCACTATCTTTTTCATTAGTACTTACCTTGTCTACCTTTAGGATTACTTGTTGTGCTACCACCAGGGCCTGCCCATAGTTTTTTACAGGACCAATACCTTGGCGTTAGCTTATCGTCTGCTGTGTCGCATTTATGCCTTGCCTTAAAGCTTTTCCTAGCCGCCTCGGAGTAGTTGTTACCATAACCCTTGGCACCGAAGTGCAAAAGCTTCTCTTGCCCACCGGAGCAAGCCTTAACCATCATCTTTTTACCTGGTCGGTCTGATGATTTAGGGCTATTGCATTTCATTGTCGCTTTATTTGCCATACTTGCTTCTATAGTCTCTTGATTGTAGTCCTACTTTATGAGGGTGTACCTCTTCTTGCTTGATCTCCTCTACCTTTTCCTCTTGTACCTCTTCAGATACCACAGGTTGCACGATTACTTCATCCTTTGCGACCTCTTTTTTCTTTGACTTAGGCATAATTTACTTTTTTAAGGTTGCTCTATTTGTTAATGAGTTGTATTTGTAGTCTGATTTTGGTTTTCCTGACGCTTTTGCTGCTCTATCTACCGCTCTTTCGCCTGCGGTCATCGCATTTCGCTGCATCCCTTTCGCTGTGAGTGTCTTACCGTCAGGTTTCATGTCACCACGCTTGATTAAAATTGCTTTTGCTCGGCCTATGGAACCAACCTGTGCTGAAAGCCTTTCCACAAGTTGGTTTTTACCCATAAACTTTTGAGTTTCTAGCTTCATTCTAGTAGCCTTTCTTCGCAGGCATTGCTTTTTTTGAAGCTCCCTTTGCCATCTTGTTAGTGGCAGGTGTTTTGCCAGCCTTTTTAGCCATTGGAGGCATTTTATCTCCACCAGCAGGTGGCTGTAAACGAGAAGACATTGGTAAATTTGGAGTTGATGATGACTTTTTCATGTTATTGATTTTTAAATTGATTGCCTAATGTTGCTAAACCTGCGATTTTTGGCATACTCGCTTGATTACTTTTTTGTCTACCCATCATAGCCTTGATCCTGTTGTTTTCATTCTGCATTTCAGTGATCATTTTGACCTGCTTGTTGTTGAATGTGATATCATTCAGCTTCTTAGCTAAATCTATGCTACCAGAAACAGGCTTTTTCTCCTCTTTCTTAGGTTCTTGCTTAGTTTTTTTATCGTCTGCCATGGTATATTTTTTTATTTCGGTCAAATATAATAATTTTTCTTGATTATATTTGTATAAAATTTAATAAAATTTAATAAAATGGCTGTACCACCAAGAGACTATCTGAAATATTACAAGGTAATACGTCAGTACTACAAAGCAAAATTTAAAATATCACAGGCAGAGTTGGATGTTTTAATCTTCATGTACTCTGAAGGATATTTCAATAGAGAGAGATTCGCTGAGTTTGAGCGACTCTTACCCTGGAACAAACAAAGATTTCACCAAATGCTAAAGGACGGATGGTTCGAAATCTTTCGAAAGAAGGTAGGCCAAAGGGCTACCATCTACAAAATGAGCGACAAGGGGAAGCTTCTCATCGCTGACCTTTACAGAAAGCTAAACGGACAAGACATCCCTGTACAGAAATGCAATAACCCTATCTTCCTAAAAAGGAAAGCCAAGTACAGCGAGAAGATCTACAAAGATATGATCATTGAGATGAATAGTTTTAACAAACAACAACGACATCCATCTCCCGAATAATCGTATGCTGCTCATTATTGATGATCATCGTGAATGAGAATCCCTTGTCGTAGTAGACAACGTCACCCTCTTTTATCACTGACACGTCAGTACCAGGTTTTACTACCTGCCCCTTTTTGTATCTGAACTGATTGGCATCGTCTCCTGAAAGGATGATGCCTGAGTCAGTTTTGATTTCCTCGTCAATTGACGAAACGACTATGTACTTTCCTATTGGTTGCATTGAATTTTATTTTAAAAGAAAAAATGTTACCTCATCGACTTTTTTATAAAACTTTAGAGTCCTAAACCATCTCCGGTTCCTCTCTGATATGATGCTCATGTTGCAGAACGCATAGATTTTTGGATCACTCTCCCTGAGACCATTCTCCACTAAGTCCCTCGCAATTGCTTTGTGTATACTTGTCGGCTCTGCCCTCCACCAGATGTAGCCGCCTAGATTCACACCGCTGTAGGCCCTTGGATATGTTATTGCCTTGATGATACTAACCCTCATCATCTCTGCTCTGACAACTGCGGAGATAGCCATATATCGCAGGCCCTCTACGTCAGTCGAGTCAGGTGTCTCTGACATTAGCATCTTGGCCATCCAGTCTACTTCGTCCCACTGCCCCCTTGGCTTTTTGTTGATTGAGTAGTCTAGCGTCTTCTCCTCAGCAATCTCCTGTACCTGTTCCTCCCGATACTGTATCTCCTTCTTCTTCTCAATTGGACTGAAAAGGGAAAATGCCGCAGTAAACAAGAATAGAAATATTGCATACTTCATATTTGATTAAATTTAATTAGATAAAAGGGGCTGAGTTTCCTCAACCCCAACACTTCAGAAAACAAAATCAAATCAATTTATTGTTTAGCATTAGAGATCTCAAAGCTCCTACCCATTGTGATGATGGCGTTAGTGCTAAGAATTGTTGATGCCACACTCACTGCATTTTGCAGCGCACTCCTTGTGACCTTCAATGGGTCAACAATACCCATCTTGATGAGGTCCCCAAACTCACCGGTCTTGACATTGTAGCCATGACCGTCAGGCACCTTGTCATACCCATTAGGAGTAAAGAACTCATACACCTCCTCAAAGTTAAGCCCCACATTTTTTAGTATCTGTCTGATTGGAGCCTCAAGCGCTGCGTCAATGATATGCCATGCCACGTTCAGCTCATCATTTTCCTCACTCAATAGCTTACTATGGTCAATCTCGAAGAGTGCTTTGCCTGCACCTGGAAGGATACCCTCCTCCAAGGCTGACCTTACTGCGCATACGGCATCGTCAACTCGATCATACAGCTCCTTCTGCTCCAGGTCAGTATTACCCCCGACATATATCACCCCGATGCCACCGGTAAGCGAAGCGATGCGCTCAAGTATGAAGTCCTTGTCAGCCTTGCGCTTTGCCATAGCGTGAGCGGCCCATAGCTGTTTGACCCTCTCCTCCACTAGCTCAGACTTGGCTCTCGCCTCAGACTTGAGAAGAATGGTCTTGTCGGATGAGACAATGACCTTTGCTGCATGGCCCAGGTCAGCGTAGTTGATGAGCGACAAGTCGTCACCTGTTTTCTCGCTGAAGTAATTAGCCCCAACGCTCACCGCGATGTCCTGCATCAGCTCATGCTGCTTATACCCAAAACTAGGTGGTGCCACAGCGCAGACCTTTACGTTCCCTTTGACCACATTTGCCGCAAGGGTATTGACCACGTTCACGCTACATGGCGATATGATGAGTAGCTTTTTGCCCTCAGTAATGATTGGCTTTAGTATGTTCTCAATCTGTAAGATGTTACTTATCTCAATGTCAGCAACCAAGACCATCACATCCTCAAACACACACTCGTCCTTTTTTTGGTCATTGATGAA